TGCTGCTTCTGCTGCTGCTTTAGCTGCTGCTGCTTTATCTGCCGCTACTTTTAACCGTTGCTCATTCTGCGATTTTTTAAATTCTTCGATTTTATTACTATAATCTGATGCTTTTTCTGCTGCTGCTGCTTCTGCTGCTGCTGCTGCTTCTGCTGCTGCTTTAGCTGCTGCTGCTTTATCTGCCGCTACTTTTAACCGTTGCTCATTCTGCGATTTTTTAAATTCTTCGATTTTATTACTATAATCTGATGCTTTTTCTGCTGCTGCTTTTTCTGCTGCTGCTGTTCTTTCTGCTTCTACTCTTTCTGCTTCTACTCTTTCTGCTTCTACTCTTTCTGCTGCTGCTTTTTCTGCTGCTTTTTTTTTTGCATTAGCCTTATTTGCATCCACCACTCTCTTTTCCGCCGCTGCCCTAATCTCTGGTGTCGACGATGCTTCCATAGTTTCCCTTACTTTCGTCATATACATCTTCTCTGATGCAGCCAACGCTGCCTTCTTTTCTTCTAACTGCTTCGCTTCTGCTGCCTTCTCTACTTTTAACCGTTCCTCATTCTGCGATTTTTTAAATTCTTCGATTTTATTACTATAATCTGATGCTTTTTCAGTTGCTGTTGTCTGATCAAATAGCTTTTGTTGTGCTATTTGGCTTTCATAGGCTTTGGATTGTAAATCATCATCAATTACTTTAGCTGCAGCTATTCTTCCTTTCGCTTCTGCATCATCGGCCGTCTCTCCATTACTGAGTGCATCAAGCACTGCTCTATCCCTCTCATATGTTGATTTTTTAGTGAGTGCAAGTGCTTTGTCTGCCTCTGCTTTCTGTCCTTCTAAATTAGCTCTGTTTCTAGCAACTTTCTCTGCTGTTGCTCTCTGTACTGTTCTTGTTTTCTCTGCTGTAGCAGTTTCTCTTGCTTCTCTTGCTGTTTTCTTTGTATTTCGTTCTGCTTCTCTTACTGCTTGTCTTGCTGTTTCCTCTGCTGCTTGCTTACTTATGGTTAATTCCGACTCAATAGTCTTCACTCTAGCTGCCTCCATCTGCTTCACTTCTTTCTCTACTTTCTCAGCTGCAATCCTCATCAATATTGCCCCCCTCTTTCTTGTCTCTGCATTATCTAATGCAGTCTTTGATTTAAAAATCAGCTCTTCTAGATTGGTCTGTTCTTGAGCATTACTCCTAACCGCGGTCTCCTCCTTCGCTAATGCATTAGCTTTTGTTTTTGACTCTGCGTTATCCCATGTTTCATTGTACGATTGTAAAATTGCTCCAGTCTTATCTTTTAATCCATTTGCTCTCAATATCTTCATTTTCGCCTTCTCTTCATCAAATTCCCTTTTCCGTTCACTCTTTTCACTCGTTGCCCTCTCTATTGCATTTTGCAATGCACTCTCATTGGTAGTTAAATCATCTTTTGCTTTAGTTATATCTTTATCCGCTTGAGATTCTATAGAATTGGCTTTACTTATATCATTCTTTGCTTTTGTAAATACACTCAAAACATCCTCTTGCTTTATTGATTCTGGTTTTGGTGTTTTGACCCCTATAATACTTCCAATAAGGGTTCCTCCACTCAAATTTAGCCTATTATTGCTCAATGTTTTTGCCTTTGCTTTCTTCAGTTTCCTCGACATAATGAACTGTTTCAAATTAGTTACTATGTCGTCTTTTTGGTTACTATTTTTTTTTTTAGTGTTTCTATAGTTTCTATTTTTTTTAGTAGTCATTATATATATATAATTATATAATTATATAATTATATAATTAATAAAAGATTTATACCTAATTATAAACATTTAATTTGCTATTAATTGCTATTATTTGGTTATTAATTTGCGAACCTTCATTAATTCAACAAATGGAATTGCTCCTTTGCTTGGTTTAAATAATGTGATTAATGCATTTCCTGTTAATAATAGTAGTTCGCGTAGTTCATCATTTTGTGTAAATTTTGCATATAGCGCCTTTTCTAATAATCCAGGTTCCATTTTTTTAAATTCTTCATCATTTATTAGTGTTGATTTTATAGATTTTTTGGCAAGTTGGCTTTCATAAAATTTTTGCGCTTCTTCTATATTAGAGCCATAAACTCCGTCTTTTTTAAACTTACTAATTATATCAGTTATTCCATTAAATCGGCTAGCTAACATATAGTGTTTTACACTTGTCCAATTAATTCCGTCTATTTTCAAATTTGTCACTAAAAATTCATTATCCAATTTTTTCCGCCATTCGGGGTATTTTTTCTTATTATTTAATTCGAGAACGTTTTTAGAAATCTTTAATTCTGGTTTAATTGATTCACCGCTACCTTCGCCCACTTTTGCGTGTTTTGATTTATTATATACTTGAATTACTATTGAATCATCATAATCTTGCGACTTAGGCTTTTTAGTATCCACTAATGTATCATAAGCACTCTTTTTACTAATACTAGTTGTTTCTACTCCGTGTTTATTTGCAAACGTTTTAAAATCAGGAATTAATACATATAGTCCGGCGTTTTTCTCCATACATCGTTCTAAAATCAATTCTTTAATCTTATAAGGCACTTCGCTAAATGTAAGAGCTCCGCGTTTTAAATTTTTATCATAAGTAATTAATTTATAGTGATTGTTTTGAAAATAGTCAGCCATTATATAATATGACGGTTCAAAAATGCCACGTTCTTCTAATTTTATATCAGGACTAATGCATTGTAAAACGTGTTCTTTTTCACCTTCAACAAAATGGTTTTGGGATAAAATTATAAATTTTACATTGTATATTCGTTCTAATGAGCTTAGTGCCCAATTATCCGCCCAATAAGCGCCGCCTACTTCTTTAATTACTTTCTTGAGATCTTGTACACTATTTACATCTTTCATAAATTGAAACTCGTGCGCCAAATCTTCTAATTCTTTGCCTTTAGTGTTTATAGAAGTAAATGTGTTAAAATTGTCTTTGGCATCTTGAATTAGCTTAATTTTATCAGGACCATCGCTTGTTCCAGTAATCATCTTTTTTAAAGTGTTGTGTTTATGTTTATGCGTTTTTAACTGTTCTTGTGTTGTTTTCATATTATTATAGTATAGGTCAAATAACTCCTTATAAGTTTGAAAAATGGTTTGGTCTACTTCATTTGCTAATTTTTCTCGAATAGATTTTACAGATGTTTCTATTTTAACTGTTTTCAAAGCATCGCGCAAAACCGCAAAAAAGCAGTCTCCTGCGCCCTCATTATCAACAATTTCATATTTATTACTTCTTAAGTATTTATTAACCCACACATCTTTAGGGTCTTCTTCGTAATTCGCAATTTCATAATCGCTTTCTTCTTTACTTTGGCTAATTAAAGTCATTAAATTATAATTAATAGATGACTTAGCGCTAGCTTCGCTAGCAGCCTCGCTATTCGCCTCCTCCTCTTCTTCTTCGTCTGAGCTAATAGAAGTGCTGGTATCGACTTCGCTAGGGGCATTAGACATTGTTTCAAAATCATCAATCAAATCATAATTGTTCATAATTAATGATTTGGAATATGGAAACATAATTGGGTCACTAAGTTTGTTTAAGTCAATGTCCCCATTATGATCTAATAAAGAATTATAGTCACTATTATTTGTTTCATATATACCAATTTTAGACACAATTGAACTATTATTTACTAAATAGATGTTAAAAAATATAATTTTACTGTTTAAATGTTCGAAATTAGGAGCACCCAAAACAAATTTAATATGCTTATTATATATTTTTGCATTATACACGTATGCCTCTTTATCTAAATCCGATTTATCTATGTTATTTGTTACATTATAGCGAACCTCTTTTTTTAGATTTGAATTAATCATTATAATATATTATATATTATATATAACATATTTTTTATAACATATTTTTTATAACATATTTTTTATAACATATTTTTTATAACATATTTTTTATAACATATTTTTTATAACATATTTTTTATAACATATTTTTTATAACATATTTTTTATAACATATAAAACTTAAAAACTTAATTACAATACATATTTTTTATATTTGTCTTCAATATCCATTAGTTTGAATTTAATCTTATTTGTAAAATTTGCATATTTGCATTCATTGGATGCGAGTGTTTTAATAGTATTATATAAATGTAAACAATGATCTATTTTTTTCATTAGTGTTGGGTCTTTAAATAATTCATTGTAAATTAACATTAAAAACTCAAGTATGATTTCGCAATAACTGTTATTTTTTTCTATTTTTAAATTAGTAATGAAAAAACTATTAAAATGGCTTACAAATTCTTCAATTACATTACAATTAATAAATAACTGTTTAACATAGTCATTTTCGCAAGCTTCCGATGTTAATTGAAATTGAAAATTAACTATTTTCTTATTAAAATTTATTATAAAAATAATGAAACATTTATATTTATCATTATTTTTGTTAATAGTATATTCATCATCGTCTATATTATTTTTAATAATGTGCTCTATTTTTAACAGTTCGTCATATTTTTCTTTAAGTAAGTTATATATATATATATTTTCAAAGTTAGAATCTTTAACATAATAATTAATTAATAATGCAAAAAGTAGATTAACATATATAGTGCTATAAGATAAATTATTATAACATATATGCTGTATAATGTAATTATCAATAATTGCATTTTCTTCACTATTGTCCTGCTCAATTAAATCATTGTAAATGTTTAGAAATTCGGTTTCTAATTTGCTATAATTGGCAGGCGATAATTTGTTTAATATTATTTTAATGTTGCTTTTAATAGTGTCCAACTTGCTTTTATCTTCGGCGCATTTTTTTTTAGTATTAACATAAGTGTTTTTGCTGGTTCTACTTAAAATAAAATTGTCTTTGCTAAGGCTACTACTATTAGAGCTATAAGCGCTATTAGAAGAGTTAGCATCATATTTTTTAAACTTATTTTTCTTTTTAAATTTGTTATCGTTATCTAATTCAAAAGTATTTAATAATATATCATTATTAACATGCTCTAATACGCTATTTAATAAATCTATAATAGCACTATCTAGTTTTTCGTGCTCTATTGATTTATAATAACTAGCAATAAATGATATGTCATAAATAATCATTAATAATGTTAATAATATTAAAATTTAATGTTATTCTTTTAATTATTTTCGTTATATTAATATTTATAAAGTATTTACTCTTTATAAATATATTATGGAACTAATTAGAACCTTAATAAGTTATTATGACAAAGGCGAATATAATACTAAAGATAAATATAGTGATGCATTTAAGTTACCTATAGAATATTTAGACGCAAATTCATTATTTGTAATTAATAATAATATTATTAATGATTTAGAATTAGTGAAGGTTAATCCGGCTGCTAACGCTAGTTACCCAGCTAACGCTAGTTATCCAGCTAACGCTAGTTATCCAGCTAACGCTAGTTACCCTAGTGATGCGACTAACGTGATTAATTTATTAGATATTTCTAATGCTAATGATAGTAACGCGAATAATGCAAACTACAATTTATATTATCACGTTTTTGATCCTAAAACAATTTTCGAGAAAAATATTATTAATAAGTGGAGTAAATACTATACAAATAACACGGAATTTTTATCAGAAACTCAAGATTTGATTAAAAATTATAGTCCAATTCCAAGTCCAAATCCGAGTCCAAATATATGCAAAAATACGACACTTTACAACAATTGTGAGCAAATTATATATGACAATGGATTTACAAGTAATTATCAATATATTGATATGCCAATATTACATAAATTTAATAATAACAGTGTTGTATTGCAAGCACTAAGCATTTATAATCTCTCAACCCCTGTTATAAGTTTAGCAATTCCAATCCTATTTATGCTATTACCGTTTTTTATAATCAAATTACAAGGACATAAAATTACACTAAAACTATATTTTAATCACTTAAAGTCTGTTTTTGCTAATCATATTATTGGTAAGCTATTTAGTTCGCTAAGTGAAACTAATTTGACAAATAAAATATATATATTTTTTAGTTTTGGATTTTATGTTTTTCAATTGTATTTGAACATAAATGGGTGTATTAAATATTTCCGTAATATTAAATATATGCACAATACATTGCAAGATGTAAAATTATATATTTTGGATACTGTGAAGAGCTACGAACATTTTTTGAGTTTTACAAAAGATTATGTCCATTATAAAATATTTAATGAGCGCATTACAAAAAACATCGCAATTTTTAAATCTTACTTATGTGAATTAAAAAAATTAACTCCTTATTCTTTAAAAATGAATAAATTATTTGAACTTGGTCAATTAATGAAATGTTTCTATTTTTTAAATAGAAATGACGGTTTTATTAGAAGCTTATATTTCTCTTTTGGATTTAATGGTTATGTTAAAAATATTGAGTCACTACAAAAGTATATTAGCAATAAAGTTATGAACTATTGCACTTATAATAATAATAAGCCTACTAACTTTGACAATGCTTATTTTGCTAATTTAAATAATATTAAAACTATTGAAACTATTAAAACTAATGAAATTATTGAAATTATTGAATCTGATGAAAAGCCTAAGCTTAAGCCTGTGAAGAATTCGTATAAGTTAGATAAAAATATAATCATTACGGGTCCAAATGCTTCTGGAAAAACGACACTATTAAAATCTACATTATTTAATATTATATTGTGTCAACAAATAGGATGTGGGTTTTTTGATGGTGCGTCTATTAAAGTATATGATTATATTCATTGTTATATTAACATTCCGGACACAGGAGGGCGTGACAGTTTATATCAAGCTGAAGCACGACAATGTAAAAATATACTACAACTTATTGAGAACAATAAAGATAAAAATCATTTTTGCGTATTTGACGAGCTTTATAGTGGAACTAATCCAGATGAGGCAATAACTACTGCTTATGGATACTTAAACCATTTAAATAAATTGAAAAATATCGATTATATGTTAACTACGCACTATAATAAATTATGCAAAAAATTAACTAAGCAAAACAATAATTTTTATATGAATGTTAAAACAAATGCAAGCGGAGATGACTTTGAGTATACGTATAAAATTAAAAAGGGTATTTCTAAGGTTAAAGGGGCATTAAAAGTTCTAAAAGATTTAGAATATCCTGATAATATTATAACAAATATGAAATAAAATAACAAATAAATACAAAAAAATAACAAATAAATACAAATAAATAATATTTATTCGTTAAACAATACTTAAAATAATATAGTTAAACATTAATAATAATGTCAATCTTATTTAAATTCGTAGGTTCTAGTTTTTTATTAACATTTGGTATTATATTATTAGTATGCGGTTCAATTATGTTATATAGCTACCGTAGAATTAATCTATTAGAGCGAAGCGTAATTGAGCACGGGAAAATATTGCAAAGCTTTATTTTAAATTACAATATTCAAATGCAAAGCATTAATTCTTTATATAGTAAAAATAAATTTGAAAATGAAGAGACTAAGCAAATAAAAAAAATTAATTTAGGCGATAAAATATATGTGTCTGAAGATGAGTATTCTGAAAATGAATATATAGTAAATAATAATACAAATTCGCATATAAGCAAAGCAAATCTAAGCAAAGCAAAGGATGATGATGATGATGACGACGAAGATGACGAAGATGACGAAGATGACGAAGATGTAAGCGAAGCAAACGATGACGACGAAGATGATGTAAGCGAAGCAAACGATGACGACGAAGATGATGTAAGCGAAGCAAACGATGACGACGAAGACGAAGCAAACGATGATGACGAAGACGAAGATAACGATGATAAGGAAGCAAACGATGTAAGCGAAGCAAATGACGAAGAAGCAAATAACGAAGCAAATGAAAAAGAAGCTTCTTTAGAAAAACTATTAATATTAACAAAAAAAGAGTTTGAACAAAATCTAAAAGATTTAGGAGATTTTGAAGAGATTGATTTAAATAAACCTTATTTTTCAAATAGCGACGATGAAACATTTATTAAAAATTTGCCAGTAAATTTAGATACATTTAATATAGATTTAAACACTAATTCGAAGATTATTAATTTAAATACTATAGAAATTCCGGATCAAGAAACTGATGTTGCTATTGATGTTGTTGATAGTGGAGTTACTAAGAAAAATTATTCAAAAATGAAAGTGGATGATTTAAAAACAATAGCTGTTACAAGAAATTTAATAGACAATGAAACAGCACAAAAAATGAAAAAAGCAGATTTAATAAAAATTATACAAAACGCATAAACAAACAAACATAACGTTTATTATTTATTAAAACAATAAACAATAAACGTTAATTAAATAATAAATAATTTAATTATAAAATATAATAATTTTAATTATATATAATAATAATATGTCTTATGGTTCGTGTTCTAAGGGTACAAATAATATAAATACGAATTTTCCGCCTTTAATGGATGATACTAGACTATTTAGCGATTATTATTCGTCAGTATTAAACGATGAAATGCTTAAACGAAATAATAATATTAAAACTAATAGCGACTATAGGCATTATTTACAAGTTAATGCGCAATCTATTATAAGTAATAATCAATTAAATTCGTGCAATGAATGCAGTGTGTGTCCGTATTATAGTAAAGCCAATTTAGAAATAAATAAAGCTACTCCATATATATTTGAACATACATTATCAAATATTAGACCATATGGTTATGAAACAAGTGATTTAAAAGATTTATATTTATCTAGGCAAAAGCTAGATTCTCAAAAGCATGTTACAAAATATGTTATAAAACCTAATTAATTTATTTATTTATTTATTAATTAATTATTTATTAATTATTTATTTATGATTTATAAATAATTTATTTAATTATTTAATTATTTAATTATTTAATTGTTTATTTATTTATGATTTATTTATTTATTTATTTATGATTTATTTTATAATTATAAAATATTTTATTATATTATTATTATAAAATGAACTTTTTCGATAGTTTGATGTCTCCGCTAAGCAAAGATCATTGTATGTTCTTTTATTATTTAGGATTATTAACGTTATTGTTGGCCTTATTTGCTCTAGGTGGTCTTATAATGGGATTATTTAAAAAACGCTCAGGCTATGCAATGGGAGCATATTTTATGTCTTTCTTAAGTAACATATTAATGTATTACACATTAAGAATTTATTATTCAATATGTATTGTAACATTGCGCTAATAGCTTTATAAGTTATAAACAATAATTTAATAAAAATAAAATTATTAAATTATTAAATTATTTAAACTATTTAAATATTAAAATATTAAAATATTAAAATATTAAACTATTAAACTATTAAATTTTTATTATATTATTATTATAAAATGAATTTTTTCAATAGTTTGATGGCGCCGTTAGGCAAAAATTATTGTATGTTATTTTATGTTTTTGGAATATTTGGAGCACTGTTAGTGTTTTTTAATTTTGCTGGCTTAATGCTTGGCCTATTTAGAAAAGATTCCGGATATGTAATGGGTCTATATATTGGGTCTTTAATATATGCGCTAATAGTCTATTATTTAAATAGAATACAATATAATATATGTAAAGCGGCATTACGCTAAATAGTATATAAGAAAACTATTTAAAGAAATGGCAACAAATTATATAACTAGCATTAATTTTAAGCTAAACATACATTTTTTTATATTAATATAAAAACTCTATTCTATTAATATAATAATACTATGAAAATTTTAAGTATTGATATTGGTATTAAAAATTTGGCTTATGCTATTTTAGAGGTTACTAATGCGAATACTAATTTAGATAAAAACACTATTGTAACTGGCTCGCAAGATTTTACTATTATTAAATGGGATGTTATAAACCTATGCAATAAGTTTATTCCATGCTCCACTAATACGTGCTCTAAACAGGCTTGTTTTCATAAAAATGATACTTTTTACTGCAAAAATCACACAAAGAAGACCGAATATAGCTTACCTCTATGTAATATAAAAACATTACATAAACAGTCACTAGCAAATCTCTCAACATTAATAGAAAAATACGATTTAAAAGTAGAAAAACCTATAAATAAATCTAGCTTAATAAAAACAATAGAAGAATATGCAAACACTACTTGCTTTGAGGCTATTGAAAATGTAAATGCTAATAATGTAAATCTCATCGATTTGGGTATAAGTCTTAAAAACGAACTCAATGAACTGTTTAATAGTTACGACCTTACTAGTATAGACCAAATTATAATCGAAAATCAAATTAGTCCTATTGCTAATAGAATGAAGTCGCTACAAGGTATGATTTCTCAATATTTTATTGATTGTAACAACCATAATATAGTATTCATTTCTGCAACAAATAAATTAAAAGCCTTTTTAAATAAAGATAAAGAACTAGATAAGCTAGATAAAGATAAAAAGATTTCCTATAACGAGAGAAAAAAACTAAGCATACTATATACAAAACAATTATTGGAAAACAAAAATATGTTGCCTGAACTTGCTTATTTTACCAAGCATTCAAAGAAAGACGATTTAGCGGATTGCTTGCTTCAAGGAATTTATTATTTGGATAATAAACAAGAAAGCATTAAACTATAATTATAGCTAATACAATATATATAATACAATATATATTATATATTGCGGAGTATTTAAAAATTAATCTTCTATTTAAAACATAATAGATTACATGAATATTGTTGAAATTGAGCCCGATTTTTTAAATATAGAAGATATTCAATTGCCTGAATTTAAAATTAGCGAACCTTACGAAGACCGCATTGAAGAACTTAGTTCAACTAGAAAATCTGCTAATTTTGGAGGTGGCATAGAATTATTAATGAATGAAAAAAATAAAGGTGATAAAAAGTTCTCATCTTCTATTGACATTGAAGACATCACAAATTTAGAAAATGAATTAAATGAGCTCTCTGATACTACTGACTATCATCAATCGACTAAAGCAAGTGCTAGTAGTGCAAATTTTGGCAATGAGGGCGCTAGTGCTAGTGCTAGTGCTAGTGCTAGTGCTAGTGCTAGTGCTAGTGCTAGTGCTAGCGCCGACAATGCTAGCACAAGTAAAGAAATTAAATATAAGCAAGACTCTGGCTCCGGAAGTGCGCAAAAAAAATCTATTTTTGGTGACCTTTTTGGTGGTTCCAAAAATAACGGTGCTCATATTAAGCCTGTTACAAAGAATAATGACTCCGATAATATAAACCTTGGAAAATCCACAGCAAATATGAATGAAAATAAAACGTGGGATGGTTTTGGCAAATTTAATAATATTCCTGTTAATTTGGACAAAACACAGCAAAAACCCGAATTAACAAAAGAAGAGGAATTAAAAGAAAAATTCAAATATTTGCGAAAGCTAGATGAATTAGAAAAGAAAGGCGTATCGCTAAGCAAGCGTTACAATATGGACTCTGATTTAAATGAAATGATAGGTGAATATGAAACTATTATTGCGGAAAAAGAGAGAACAAATGCTATTAAATTTCAAGGAAAAATGATGATGGCGTGTATTACTGGTTTAGAATTTTTAAATACTAAATTCGACCCTTTTGACATTAAATTAGATGGCTGGGGTGAGCAAATAAATGAGAATATTGACGAATATGATGATATTTTTGCTGAATTGCACGAAAAATATAAATCAAAAGCTAAAATGTCTCCCGAGTTAAAATTATTATTTCAGCTAGGCGGTTCTGCTATGATGGTTCATATGTCAAATACGTTGTTCAAATCTTCTATGCCTGGTATGGATGATATTATGCGTCAAAATCCGGAGCTAATGAGGCAATTTACTCAAGCGGCGGTAAATACTATGGGACAAACAAAACCGGGTCTAGGCGGATTTATGAATGGACTATTTAATAATGGTGGAAGTGGGGCTAATCCCGGCTTTGGAGCTTCAATGCCTCCAAATATAAATTCTGGGCCTCCGCCTGCGCCTATTGAAACAAAATTACCGGACCGCAGCCAACGAATGCCTAATATTGTAAATCGCCCCGACATTATGGCAGCACGGGGTTCTAGTTTGGGCAATAATGAGGGCAATCCATATGACGAAGAACGTATAAAACGCCCCGAAATGAAAGGGCCCTCAACAGTGCCACAATCGAACCAAAATATTGCCTCATTATTAAGCGGACTAAAGACCAAACAAATAGATGTAAATGAAACTAAGAACAATGAGGCGAGCACAATTAGTGTTGAAGACTTAAAAGATTTGATGAGCGGTAAAATCCCTACTAAATCTAAACGTAAGCAAAGAAGTGACAAAAATATTGTGAGCTTAGATATTTGAATTTGAAGCCCTATATCTTAAAAAAGAGAGAATAAAAAAAGAATAAAAAAAGAATAAAAAAAGAATATTAAATATATTTAAAATAATTTTATAAATATATTTAAAACTAAGGCGCTAACATATGGAATTTACTTGTGATTTTTGTAATAAGCAAATAGCTGAAACTTGCACTTTATATTTTGGCTTTGATTGTTTGTGTTGTAGCAACTATTGTAGGTCGCAAGTTATTAGTATAAATTTACAAATTGACCCAACAATGAATAATCCACATACTTGGTTTATACATAAATTGAGAGCAAGAAAAATTAAACAAAAGCCATTAATTCCAAAAACCAAATCATTAATTGATTTATTAGGATATTTAAAAATTTAAATATCTGTTTTCAATTCAATCGGTTTTACTTTAATAATTGGACTTTTAGTATTAGTATTAGTATTATATTTAAGAATACCGTTATGCAATTTTTGTTTATAAGACAAGCAATCATAGGGCACTTTCTTATAAATGGTTGTCCTATCTTTAATAACAGCAATAGTGTACATTAATACCATTATATTATAAAATATTATAATTAAATATATTATAACATTATTTTTATATAATTTTAATATATTATTTAAATATATTATTTTAATATATTATTTAAATATATTATTTTAATATATTATTTAAATATATTATTTTAATATATTATTTAAATATATTATTTAAATATTATCTTATTAATAAGTTAAAATTATATTTAAATATATAATCATAACTAAAGTTATAATGAAATATTGTGAAGAAAATCAGTTTCAACCTAAAATGCTATGTAATAAAGGAAATATTTTATTAAGCGAAATAAGAATGCCTTTATCAAATGCTAGTGTATTTAATTTACAATTTGAGTTAAATAATTTGGATACTAGAAAAGTAAATAGCGATTTACTTTTGACCACACAATTGTATAATTTACTCGAAAAGGTAAATGTAGACTTAATTGAAAAGATTCATATATTAAATAGTCTAGATAGTGTAGATAGTTTAGAAACGGATATATGCATAGTAATGAAACAAATTGCAAAGGAAGTTGGTATTAAGAAAAAATATATTTTATTTAGATCTACAAAATATTTGAATAAGTTGAATAATAGTATTACTTATTATAATAAGGATTTAATATATGAACATAAAGATTTAATAGAAGATTATTTAAAAACATTACATTTAGATAATAACAATTATGAAGCATTAACGTTTAACTTTGGAAAAACCATTATTACTTTAAGTAATGAAAATAATGAAAATATTGTTAATCTTAAATTTTCTGTAGATTTTCAAATAACAATGACAGACGACATACCTAATTATATGAGTAATATTATAGGATTAATGTTTAAAAAGATGTTTCATAATGTTAAATTATTTATAGAAAATTTGAATTCATAGAAAATTTGAATTCATAGAAAATTTGAATTCATAGAAAATTTGAATTTGACAAAATAATACGGAAAAAAGTATTAAGTAATTATTATATATAAATACTTAATACTTAATATACTATTAAATTAATAATTATGATATTTATTAGACCGCTAATTATAAGTCTAAGAATTGCAAAATTAGTTAGTATTATTATTTACGAATTTATTAACTACATTATAATTAAATCAATAAATAATGTATATAAAATACCTACGCATAGATTAGAATTAATTAAAGCACTAGCACAAAGGTTAGAATATGAAAATATTGTATATGTTAAATTGTTTCAAGCATTATGTTTAAATAAAGATTTATTATATTCTGATGAGCAGGATTTTTTAATAAAATATACTGATAATGTTCCTTATAGCATTAGTGATATTAATTATGATTTACTAAATAAATTACAATGCGAATATTGCATAACATTAAACAATGCTATTCCTATAAATAGTGGCATAGTAGGATTAATATTTGACGCACGTGATTGCTCTAATAACAAAGTAATTGTTAAAATGTTAAAGCAAAACAGTTTAAATAAATATACAAATGTGTTTGATGAGCTGTTATATGTATCGTATATATGCAAATATATTCCATATATTAAATATCTCAAAATAACAAAATTACTTTTAGACAATAGAGAGATTTTATTAAATCAAACGAATTTTATTAAAGAAGTCGATTCGCTAGAACTGTTTTCCAAAAAATATAAAAATAATAAAGAATACAGGTTTCCAAAAGTTTATAAAATGATTACTGAAAAATATCCCGAATTAATGGTTATGGAAAATATTAGTGGACTAAAATTGAAAGATATTGCAACTATGGATCCATCAATAAAAGAAGAATTTGCATATTTATTAAACAAATTTAATATATTGGGCATTTTATACCATTCGGTTATTCACTGTGACATGCATTGTGGCAATGTTTTCTTTTACATAAATGATGTATGTGATTTGTCAAATAATGAAACTGAAACAGAAACAAGCCCAAAATATATGTTAGGTTTAATAGATTTTGGGCTATGCACATTTCCAACTAAGGAAAGTCAAAACGCATATTACATTTTTTTTAACAATATGTTTTATAATAACGACTATAGTTCTATTGATTATTTAATCAATACTTTTATAGAAGAAAAGGAGTTATTTAACACTTATAATCATAACATAAAACAAGTATTATATAATGAAACTATTAATTGTTTGGATTTGTATGCAAGTCATAGTATATCAATCCAAGCATTAGTAAATAAACTGGGCATATTATTTTACAACTATGATTTGAATTTTACACGTGAATTTAACAGAGTTACATTAAGCCTACATACAACATATAGTTTTATAGCGCTATTGTCAAGCGATGTTAATGTATGTATTGAAAAAGTTATAAAAGAACTGAATTATTTTAATGAACTAATAAACATTTGAATCCTTGCTGGTGGGGGGCTAAGGGCATATAAAAAGTGCATAAATCCCCTTTTTTAAAAACCTTATGCTATATGGTCTTGTAACTTTATAATAAATATTATGTGTTTTTTTTTGTAAAAATAAATTTGACGATTTTTTGGAAAATGGACATTTATAAATGTCCTATTTTGAAAACCCTAACCCTTTATAGAAAAAAAAGAAAATTTGCATTTTTAAAATAAAACCAGACGCTAAAGGTGCAAATCCTTAATTTTTAACTGCAAAAAACGCCTTACCATAATTTTTTTTCGCCTTTTCTAAAAAAAAGGTTGTTGACATTTGTTGACAAAATTGTCCGGAATTATCCGCAAAAATCCGGTTTTTTTTGGCATCATAAATGCTGTAAAAAAATTACACGAAAAGCGCAAAAAGTGCAAAAAAAGCGCGCAAATTCTTCTAATTTAATGAAGAATTATGCTAAAATGTGATATATTGCACATTTTCTTCATTAAACTGTTGACATAAATTTTACATTTGTTTACAAAAAATCCGAAAAAATCCGAAAAAACTAAAAAAAATATGTATTAAATATATATTTATTTATAACTTATTGACAAATGTTGACAAAAAACTCCGCAAAAATCCGCTCGGAATTTGTATGTATCAATTGTAACTATGCTACGAGTGATAAAAAAGATTATAACAAACATATTGCTACAGCAAAACATAAAAATAATACAAACGTTGACACATTGTTGACAAATATAGGAAAAAAATCCGAAACTATGATTGAATTCATATGTAGTTGTGATAAAAAGTATAAGAGCAGACAAGGCTTATATGCTCATAAAAAAAAATGTAAAGTGTTGCAAAATGGCGCAATAGTTGATAGTTCAAATAGTCAAATAACTTTGGCAAATGAATTAACCAATGATTTAATAATTAAGTTATTGAACGACAATAAAGAAATGAGAGAAATAATAATAAAGCAACAAGATCAAATAAGTGAAATGTTGCCGAAATTAGGAAATAACAATTTTATAACAAATAACAATAATAATAACAAATTTAATATTCAGGTTTTTCTAAATGAGAGATGTAAAGACGCTATAAATATGAGCGATTTTATAAAATCTATTCAAGTTAGCTTGCAACAGCTAGATTATACGAAGCAAAACGGGCTAGTTAATGGGCTAAGTAATGTAATAATTGAAAATATGAGTAAATTAGGATTATATCAGCGACCGATACATTGCACTGACTTAAAACGCGAATCGTTATATATTAAAGACGATGACAATTGGGAAAAGGATATTAATAAAGAAAAAATCAGGAAGGCAATAAAAGATGTATCAACAAAGCAATTTTGCGCATTAAGTAAATGGACAAAAGAAAATCCGGATTTTCAAAACAATGAATATAAACAAAACTATTATACTCATACATTAGTCGCAATAGCAAACTGCAAGGATAACAATGAAGAAAAAATAATAAAAAAACTATGCAATAATAGCTATATAAAAGAAGAATGATTTAATAGTCATTTAAAATTGAGATTAAATTGATATTAAATTGATATAAAATTTTTTATTATTTAATTATTTAATTATTTAAGTAATAAAAAAATGGATTTAAATGTCGCAATAATCAAGATACAAGCATGGTTTAGAGGAACTAGCTTTAGATTAAGACGCTTACCTCTAATTATGTATAAAATTCAAAATTATTTAAAGCTACAAGTATTTCAATTTTCAAGTCAAAATGAAGACGGTAGAATAAATAGTTGTTTAGATGAAGTTGAAGTAGTCAAAATACTTAGCATAAAGTTTGGTGCAAGAATTAAGATACCTGAAAAGAGACATTGGTATGACATTTTAGCATATGATTATTTGTATGGATGGATTCCAATCAATATAAAAACAACAACAACATTAACAAGCGATAATACAGGTAATTTAGCGATGTGTGTATATGCTTATACAAATGAAGTATTGGATATTCATAGTAATAAATCTTATGACAATGGCAAAATGAGTAACATACTTGTCAATAAATTAAAAAATAAAGAATATAACTTTGTTAGTAAAAAAGATTATTATTTCATAGTATTAAATAAAACAGATTCAAGTATTATAATTGTTAATAGTGTAAAAGGATTGACACTATTAACACCAAATATAAATAATTTGCCATTTCAAGTTTGTTGGAATAACAATAAGACCTATAAATATGAAAACATAGTAAAAAAAATAACACAGTTCATTGTTTGCTTGCAAAAACCTAAACCTAGTTGGAAGGAAAAATTTATGTCAAACATAAGAACTTTAAAATTATAAATAGTCATTTGGAATATATGAATTACATATTTGTCTATGGCCTATTTTAAATCTTCCAGAAAACATAAAATTAGCTTTGAAAGTATTACTATTTATATATGCTACAATCTTATTTAAATCGCACATTTTTTTCGGTTTAAGCATTATTAATCCACCGCCAAAATAACTAACTTTACCTAAAAATGAGACATCAGATTTTCGCGTTAAATTGTAAATGTAAATACAATCTTTGGTTTTATTACTATTTATAGCACCTATATTTCTTGGTGCTCCCCATTCAAACCAATTCTTTTCAGTAAATTTTCGTATTCCTCGCGTAATAAGCTCATTTTTGTGCTGTAATAAATATTCATTAATTTTTGCATCTTCACAGGGATAATTTTCAATATAAATATATTTTTCAACTTTATTATGACCATTTAATAGTTCAATATTGCCGAGTTCTTCATTTTTATAAACATCTTCTTTTCCACTAACAAGACCAACATAAATATCGAAATAGTCTTGAAATAAAACACTATTACTATTTAGTTTTTCATCAAAAGTAATTAATCCGTTGCTGTTTGTAATATATAATAGCTTATCATTATATAACACTTTGTTATCAATTGAACTATTTTTACAATATCTAAATACAATAACATCAATAGACGCATTTGCAAACATTTTTTCATTATGTGGGTGATAAATATGAGTAAATGTTCCTTGTGTCATCATGCTATTTAATAATTTTGAAGCACTTGTTAATTTAAGAAAATCAGACGGAACAATAAATATTAACTCACCATTAATGTCAAGTAAATTATAACATTTTTCTGTAAAATCAATATATAAATTCCCCTTTTTAGTTCTAACATAAGGAGGATTTCCTATTATTGTTTTGTATGTTTTTGTTATATGTTGTGTCATAAAATCTCCATAAATAACATTAGTTTTTTCTATATTATCTAACAAGTGGATATTATTATCTATTTCATACATATCAAATGTTATATTAGGTAGCCTATTATTAATAAATGTTATTAAGTCTCCGCGACCAATTGAGGGTTCTAATATATTAGAAGGACTATTTAATATAAATTCAAACACTTTTTCTTTAAGTTCAATATGTGTTGTATAATATTGTCCTAAATCGTGTTTTGCTGTCATATTATATTAATATTTATTAGTATTTAATAATATAATATAGTAATTTTTGTAATAAAAATTCAATTTTTAAATATATAAGCTATTAATTAGCTACTAATTAGCTACTGCATTATCACTAGTAACAGTAATAATATTGATTTCCTTATCACTATTAATAGTAACTACATTAGCTAATTGTTTTTTCTTATAATAATCACTAATGCAAGAATAAATTTTATAATAACTAATAAAAGAAATAGAAAACATCGTAACACAACTATTGAATATCATTAAACTATTATTATCTTCAATACTATACAATACCCAACAAAAACTATGAAGAATACCTAAAAACAAGTAATATGGGTCAAAGTCTTTTACCGATTTTGTTTTATATGTTTTTATAATTTGAGGAAAATGATAAATCACATTAATAACATTACATACAACAAGAATATTATTTTTATACGTGTATTCTACACTCATATATAACGTCTAATAAGCATAGTTACATAACTTTAAATAATTTGTATATATTAATAAATATACAATAAAAATTGATACTATATAAATATTATATAGTATACTAATTATTAATAATATGGCAAAGGCAAAAGCACAAGCGCAAGCAGACGCAAAAGCACAAGCACAAGAGCCAAAAATATTTATATTAGTAGATACGAGTTATTGGATATTTTACAGATATTTTGCTATTATGCAGTGGTGGGGGCACTCAAATCCAGAAACACCATTAAATAACCCATACGAAAATGAAGAGTTTGTAGAAAAGTTTATGAAAACATTTAGTGAATCGCTAGCAGGCTTTAAAAAGAAGCAAAAAATACATAAAAAAACGACAACAATAATTGCAGCGCGCGATTGTCCTCGCAAAGACATTTGGAGAAATACACTATATTCCGAATACAAAGGCACACGTGACAAAGGCGACGAATTTGGTGGAGGCCCGTTTTTCAAGCATATTTATCAAGATGCATATAAGCTTTTATATGAGGCCGGTGTAAATAGCGTAGTCCAGTTTCCTAATTTGGAAGCCGATGATATTATTGCTCTTACTAAAAACTATATTCGCAATAAATATGTAGATGCGCAAATATACATAATTGCAAACGACCACGATTATTTGCAACTTTTAGATGAGCATACTGAAATTGTGAATTTTCAAAACAAATATTTGAAAGAAGGCAGCAAAGTGTTTGATGAACCGCAAAAAAATTTGTTTTATAAAATTGTATTAGGTGATAAATCCGACAATATTAATCCCATTTTTAAAAAATGCGGTCCAAAGACGTGTGAGAAATATTATGAAAACAATGAATTGTTTTTAGAAGCGCTAAAAAAGGAAAATGCTTATGAAAAATATGAGCTAAATAAAAAGTTAGTGGATTTTAGAGAATTGCCCGACGAATTGGTTGCTAAGTTTCTTGCGGAGAATGCTGAATTCTTAGCCAAATTATAGTTTTGCGACTTGTCTTTAAGTTGTTTTTTTAATGTTATTGTCGCCCAATAACATTTTTTATGTATAATAATATTATTAATAATAATACATATAATATTACTAATAATAATGATGATGTTAATAAAATACCCGCTATTAATTCCGACATTTGGCCACGGAGCAACCAGCCTAATAGTTAGCCCATATGCAACATTAGCAAGTAATTTTTTAAGTTGTTTATGTATATATTATTGCTCCTACTTTCAACGAGTAACGCTATTAATCGTGTTTTCTATTTATCATATAGCTGATGACTTTAATATAAAAAACAAACTTTATAAATATTCTTGGAGCTCGCTATTTCACTTAGCATGGCTTAAATGGCCATTGCTAAGTAAATGCTATTTAACGCTGGTCCATACTCCTAGACATTATTTTAATATTTATAAAAGGAAATTGCGAGTGACACAGCAATTTATAATAGGTATTGGAACAAGCTTAGTCGCAATTCCCTTTTTAAATGCTAATTTGGATAGCAAACTAAATAGCATTTTTGGCGAATTATGGTATGTTGGGCCAATAATTGCACACATAATAGTCCATAGTTATTATAATAATTTTCTTACTTAGTATTATGTAATTTAATACTTTTGGTTAATCCAAGCATATTTATTTTTAATACAAATAAAATGGTATCATTATTTACATCATAATAAGGTGCATCAATAGTACATCTATATTTAGTCATAATATTTTTTAAATAAGGGTCTAATTCATAGTTCATAGGTGTTTCGTCTTTAGTATTAGCATTATAAACTAATCCGTTGCAATTTATTAGTCCATATAATCTAACACGCGAAGTATTTTCTTTTAATCTCTCAAATTCTATATTTTGTTTTCCTATTAATGGAATAATAAGACAACCACTATATACTTTATGTAGGGCAGGCAAACTATAAGCTAATGCATATAATAATATGCTATACATATAAAAAATATTGATTATACTATTTTACCAAGTACTATTTAAATATTTTTTGTTAAAGTTTATATTTTAAAATATAAACTTTATGTAAGTTTATATATGAATAGAACTTTAAAAAAAACTTTAAAAAATAAAAACAAGTTGAAACAAGAAGGAGGAAATAATAGCATAAACGTTTTATCTTGGAATATATGTTGGCAAGCGATGAAAGGAGAAGCAAAAGGTAGTGCACCTATTTTAGGAGCAGTCTGTGCAAGAACAGAATTTAATCATAAAACTAAGTTAAATGCGTGTTCGACTAATGTTAGCAAATTAATAGATAGTCTTATTATTGACTATGATTTTATTGCTATACAAGAAGCAGTAAAATGGGAAGAAATTTATAAGCAGTCTAAGAAATTACAGGCTATGGGTTATGTTCATCATAGAATAGGTTCTTCGTCTGATTTAGTTACATTTTATAATAAAAATAAATATGAAGCAAAAGCTGTTGTTAGTTATACTATTATTCATAATGCTAAGAGAGGTCGCCCTTATCATATTATTTATTTACAACATAGAATAACTTTGGAGTTTTACATATTCATTAATTTACATAATGCAGTTGGTGTAACTAAAGACGACCTTGAACGTCAATTATCAAGCAGATTTCATAAATTTTTTGAGATTACTAAGACTGAACAAAAACACGCCGAACAGTTAAAAAAGCGTATTCAACCTCGATGGAGCAAGACTAATTATAATGTAATTGTTGCTGGTGATTTTAACGATCAAGGTTCAATGAATTATTGGCAAGGCTTATACCCTTTTAAGCATACAAATATACCTATTTTGAAAGATATTGTAGTAAAATGTGAGCCTGAACCACCGAAGACATGTTGTAGAGAGAGGGAAAACACTAATCCACCTTATATTGGAGATTATATTTTAGTTAATTCAAGTTTAGCCATAGAAAAAAATAATTATATACCAAAATCAGAGCACTTATTTCCATCATCAGACCATTTGCCTGTATTAATAGAATTAAAATCGAGAACAGCAGTTAGTGCTCCTCTAACTATTGGAGTACGCACAAGAGCTCGAAAAAAGAATGATTTAGACTTAGGAGAACCAGAAGAATCATATGAAGAATCAGACGATGAACTAATAGTCAAAGAATCAGACGAAGAATCAGACGATGCAATAATAGTACCAAGACAAGAAGAAATAATAGTACCACCAAATGCAATAATTCCACCACCAAATGCAATAATTTCACCACCAAATGCAATAATACCATCAAGACAAGAAGAAATAATACCAACAAGTCAAATAGAAGAAACAATACAACCACCACCAACACAACCAGAAACAAGAGCACCAACACAACCAGAAACAAGAGCACCAACACAACCAGAAACAAGAGCACCAACACAACCAGAAACAATACAACCAACACAAGGAGCAGAAACAAGACCACCAACACAAGGGGCAACACAAGGACCACCAACACAAGGAGCAGAAACAAGACCACCAACACAAGGGGCAACACAAGGACCACCAAGACATGGAGCAGAAACAAGAACACCAATACAAGGAGCAGAAACAAGACCACCAACACAACCAGTAGCAAGACCACCAACACAAGGAGCAGAAATAAGACCACCAACACAAGGAGCAGAAATAAGACCACCAACACAAGAGGCAGTGCAAGCATCTATAGAAAAAAAAGAATTTGCGAGAGAAACAGAGACAGAAACAGAGTCTACTAATATGTTTTCTGCTCCTTTAATGGCTATGATATGTGCAATTCCTGTTGTATATTTACTAAGCAAATAATTAATTTACAGGCAAATCACAACTTACAAAACTAGCCTCTCCATTAGCATTCCAAGAAACAACCAATACTATAACTTCTACACCCTGCTTTACAGCATCAGTAAAGGCAGCTCTATAAATAGGGTCTAATAACGAGGCTTGAAAACTAGAAACATCGGTTCGCTGAACAACAAAACAAATAATAGGCCTACTAATTTTTGACTCACTAATTTCAGCCAGTTCATTAATATGTTTTAATGCGCGTTCGCTCACAAGAGCTTCCTTCTTTTTTCTGTAGCCATCTGGAAAATAAGAGATTTTTTGATTAATAGCAATATTAGCAAAATCTCCGTTTTTAATCATTTTCTTGCGTTCAGTGCTTGACACATCAGCATAATCAGCAAGTGGAACATTTTTGACTTCTAACACAAAATATGTGCCTTGTTCGTCTATTCCTGCAAAATCAAAACGCGAATTAAGCAAACTAACTTCTCTCTTATAGCTCTTAATATTAGGCAATGTTTTCAAACAATTTTGTGTTAATGCATTTTCAACCAATGTTTCAGCTAATTTCGGGTCAATACCAATCAATTGATTATTTATAACCATTAAGCCATTAATCACTTTTTCTTCATAAAAACGCGCTAAATAAATTTTATAAGAACAAACCTTCGATTTAGATTGAGCACAATTAGATTTAATAGGAGAAGCATAAACATAACAATCCTTTTCGCATAGCCCACAACAACCTAGCGAAGCGCAATGAGCTTGAACAATTGAACCATCGCTAAGCTCAATATCAGCAACATACGGAGTTTTACATACTTTGGAGGGTCTTGATACAACTTTAACCAATTCTAAATCATTTAACTTATGAAGCATAATAGTAGCAAGCATAATAGCTAGCGTTAATAGTTGGCGTTAATAGCTAACCAATTATATCAATTTTTATTATCTAATTATCTAATTATCTAATTAGCTAAAAATATAACTCATATACTTCTATATTTTTTTCGCAATTTATAAAGTCGATTTCTATTTTTTTTAGTCATATTATTAATAAACCTAGAGTTTGGCTTAGTGTGCGAAAAAACAGAAAAGGGTATATTTATATGCTTAATAGGCTTTTTTGCTAATAAAACCATATGTTTGCGTGTTTCTGGTTTTAAAAAACGCCAAATATATGGCATTTTATTATGCAATGTAAGCACATCAACACTATTATTATTTTTTTTAGTTTTCACTAATACGCACTTACTTTCATCGCTACATGAGGACTTATATTTTTTATAACGACGCGATTTCCAATTTGACATATTACAATAATTCCAATTTTTTGATGAATTCGGATAACAATAAGAAGGAGTACATTTATTCATAGTAGCACCACAAGGAACGTGAGCGCAACTCTTATATACTTTACATATTGATGCATTAGAAGATTTATTCTTTGCATTAGAAGATTTATTCTTCGCATTAGAAGATTTATTCTTCGCATTAGAAGATTTATTCTTCGCCTTTAAACTCATAAATAATTATTTATATATATATAATTATTTATATATATATATAAATAATTATTTATCTATTATGAAAAATTTCTTTAACCTAAAAATGGTGTTAAAGTATTTACAAAATTGGTATTTCTAATTTTTGTAAAATGAGTTACATAATGTCTTCCGTAAGTAGCACTTACAACAGTAAGAACACCAATAGGATAATCTCCTGCGGTTAATATTGATGAAGATGGGAGTTTATATGACGCTATGTTGCTACTGTCATCTTTACCAACATATAAATTTTCCCTATTTTTGTAATAATTATGAAAGTTAAAAAAGTTAATGGTATCCTCGAATGTTTCAACAGCAACACCACTAGCTGGGTCTTTATAATAAATAATAACAAGTTCTATATAAAATTCATATATATTTGTAGCGCCTTCTCTAAACTGTTTATAAAATACAAAGTGTACTATTATACTTAATATAAATAATAATGCTAAACTTACAAATGTAACATAAAGTTTTTTGAGAGAACCAGCCTTTTGTAAAGATTTCATAGACCTGTGTTTAGCCATTTTATATATGTATATAAATATATGTATATAAATATATGTATATAAATATATATAAATATATATAAATATATATAAAAAGAATAATAAAAAAGAAATTCTCCTAAGTTCTCCTAATTTTTTTTCGCGTATGATTTTTGTTTCCACCACTTATTTTTGCTTCTAAAGTTGGCCGTGCTTCTAAATTTGGCCGTGCTTCTAAATTTGGCCGTGCATCAAAATTTTGATTTGGAGGAATGTCTTTATTTTTGGCAGTTATTGTTTGCTTTGGTTTTTGTAAGTTTATAAGTTTATTATATAAATAGGTTTCAGATATATTGAATTTACTATAAATTGAGTTATAAAAAGCTTTATCCAATATTTTAGCTCTATTTAAACATAGTTCACCAATTAAACGCTTTTGCAAACTCGGTTTATTACCTTTTTCATCTGCTTTGTAACATATAAATAATATAAAAATATAATAACTATTTCTTGTAATTCGATAGTCTCTTGAACCAACTCTATAAATATCGAATTTGTCATTAATAAGTGTTTTATCTCCTAATTGTAATACCTCCAATCTTTTAGAAAAATTCTTTAGAATTTTTTCACCTTTTAAATTATTATATTTAATACTTTTATTTTCAAAAATACTATAAAAATTTAATACTGGATTACTAATACTAGTACTAGTATTAATATTACTACTAATATCATTAGTAATTAATGTATCATAAACAAAGTAACTAGAATTAGCGTGAATAATTTCTTTACCGTTATACAACTTTAGTATATTTTTTAAAAAATATACTATATTTGGACCAATCTTTGTTTCGTCGTCTTGACCAAACTTTATATCTAATAAATCATTAAATTCATTTAATGCTATATCGTTATAAAATAGTTCTTCTTTGGTCTTTATAATTTTTTGCATTTTAACTGTATTTAAAATTCTATTTATTTTACTTTCATTAGGCTTATAATTAAATGTATCATAAATATATGTTGAACTATATTTTTTAAATTCTTCATTTTTATTGAAATTCTTTGGTTCAAATTCGATGACTTTTAAATGATTAGTTTTGTCTAAAATTTCTGTGTCGTCTATTATATAATTAATCTTTAATAATGGATTTTCATTAATATATTTTATATCACATTTAAAGTTTATGAATGCATTATAAAACTCTTTCCCGAGTTTGCTAAAACTTTTAATTTTATCTAGCTTAAAGGGATTAGTTTCTTCTAATTTAAGATTTTTAATAAAGAATTTCTTTATTATAATTTTATTTTTTTCATTAATTTTAACACTAATAATTGTAGTATCCAACAAATATATTTTTTTAAGAATATATAAAATGTTGTTAAATAATAATATATCCTGCTCTTCGCTTTCAGCTAATGTTTCAATATTTGTTTTATCTGGATAAACATATTTAATATTTTCTTTTAATATTTGCTTCTGCATTTCTGGAGTATTGAGCAAGTTAGGACGATTATAATAACCATAACTTGCTTGTTGGCTAGTCTTTGATGCTGATGCTATATTATTTTGTATAGTTTCAAAAATTGCATCAATTTTTCTCTCGTCCAAAAAATAGCGATATGTTTCAAACTTATTAAGATCTATATTTGTTTCTGGACCTGAGTTAATTTTTAACATAATATTGCTTAAATTAGTTCGAAACTCAAGCATATCTGCAGTCTTATCATTAGTATTTTCATATACTGACTTTAAATAAGACATTACATTTTTTCCAATTAATATTTTTACTGTGTTATCAAATAATGTATTTATACTTTCATTATTATCTGATGTGTTAGTTTTTGGTAATCTAGTTATAGCAGTTATATTTTGATTTAATAAATTTATGTTATCTTCTTTTTCGTCCACAGAATCATCTGCATATTTCTTGCTATACTCTATAGACTCTAGTGCAAAATTAAAAATTTGTGTTAATACTTTAATTTTAATAGTATTATCAGTATAACGTAAAATAGGTTTATAAAATTCATTTATAATTTGTTCTGGTTTTGAAGAGGCAAAATTTTTAAACTCATATTTATTTTTTTCTCCTTTAGACCCTCTTATACTTTTTAATATTTCATTATCAATATAATAATTGTCTTTCACCATATAAATATGATTATTTTCACTTAAATCACCAGGTAATCCATTATTAGAAATCTCAGCAAAATTTTGCAATAATATTTGGGTTATATTAGTAATAACAAATTCTTTTTCCTCATTTTCATCATTATTTGTTAATTTGATGTTTATTTTATATACTTTTCTTGATATGCCGGCCATATTATATCTATAGTTAATATAGATAGTTAATATTTATTAATTAAATTACTTAAATTAATTAATAAATTATTTAGTATTATTACTTAGTGTTATTACTTAGTATTATTACTTACTATTATTACTTAGTATTATTACTTACTATTATTACTTAGTATTATTACTTACTAATATTGTTAAAAGCTTCTATTTTTTCTAGTTTTTTGTAATTATCGATTTGACCGCGAGCTTTATTTAATATTTCATATGCTTTATTAACTTCTTCTTCTGAAATTACTTTATCTTTATTTGTATCAATCATTGAGGCTAATTTTTTGTATTTCTCCGGTAATATGCTATATTTTGATTTTTCATTAAATACGAAATTTGCTAAAATTATAAAAACGGCCGTTATAGCAAAAGAGGTTAATAAGTCCTTTGTAGCAATAAAAGAAATTGTAAAAATCAGGACTTCACGGGCTATATTTTTAAGTATCATTTCTTGTCCATTTGTTAATTTTAGCTCAATATATCTTGAACCAATATTCATAAAAATCATAAATATACCTAACAATATTTTACTTGTGCTTACATTTTTCAGAATCTTAATTGGACTATATTTTTCTAAAAAACCATTATTTTTTTTTAATTTTTTACCCATAATAGTATATTATAATAGCATTATATTATTTTTATAAAATATTATATATTAATAATTCATAATAATTCATAATAATTCATAATAATTCATAATAATTCATAATAATTCATAATAATTCATAATAATTCATAATAATTTTTTACTTATTATGTATTTGTTTTGTATTAATTTTTTATTTATACTTTGTCCGAGTAAAAATCCAAAAAAATTAGGAATTAATTCAGCAATTGAACCATGCCATCCGTGTATTGTTGAATTTTTTACATTAAATAGTTTGTCAATAATATTTAGAGGTTTTTTTATTCCACGATAAACAGTATAGTTATAATGTGGGTTGTTTTTTTCATTGTATCCACGTGGTGGATATTTTAAACATCCCCCTATATACTTTTTTACAATATTAGGATTTATATCTAATATATGTTCAGCAAACTCCCATAAAATACCTAAACATTGAAAAGTATAAAAATAAGAAGGAAATATTAATCCAAGTATTATAAATAATATAAAATGATTTAATTGAACTCCATAGAATTCATTTCTAATACAAGTTGTATTAGTTGAACACGGACAATCTTTTCCATAAATATATGCCCAAAATAAGAATATTAGACAAAACAATATAATTCCATTTTTATTATTGTATAATTTGATAGTATGTGCATTAAAAAATATCAGATTAGAATCATTATAATCTTTCATATTATATACATTATAATATTTTATTAAACAACTTTATTTAGTAGTTTTTACAAATAATATAATCTTATTTTTTTATAATAGTATAATATGTTTCAATTAAGCCCTGCTCTACTAGATTCTGAAAATAATAATTTAATAGAAACAAAATTAACTAAGAAACCATCATCTGGTTTAAATAAAACTTTAAAAAAGAAAAACGTGGAGTTTGATGTTGCAACCACAAAGAATAATGATGCTACTAAAAATAAAATAACAAGTTTAGGAAATCTAATGTCGCAAATTCACAATAATAGTGAAGAAGATGATTCTTATAACAGTACAAATTATCAATCTAATTTAATAGATGAAACTATTAGCACTTCAATGACTGATAGTTTAAATAGTGAATTAGCTAAAATACAAAAAATGAGAGAAGCGGGCAACAATATACCGCAAAATACTTTTTTGAGCAATGCAAATAATAATACTAATGCATTATATAACTTGGAAAATTCCAACGTATTAGGAAGTTTAAATTCAGCAAAAAATAGCTTAGCGAGCTATAATGAAAGTTATAACGTTAGCACCAACAATCAAATTGAAAGTCCTGTGATTTTTGACAATAATAATAATAAACTATTAAAAAAATTAGATTATATAATACATTTATTAGAAGAGCAACACAATGAGAAAACTAATCACATTACTGAAGAACTAATTTTATATTTATTTTTGGGATTATTTATATTATTTGTACTAGATTCCTTTGCACGAGCAAGTAAATATCGCAGATAAGTAAAATATTATATTATGAAACTTTTTTAAGAATAAATAAAAACTCATTGCTGTGATCAATGGAATCTAGCGATTGTTTATCTTTTACAATAAATCCCTTTACTTTAGCAATAGCTACTATTTCTTCAATAGTTGGCATATATAAGTTTATAATGTTTTTACGAACACTATTTGTTTCAACATTTTGGAAGGTTTCTTTATAATACGAATATGGATTATTTAAATAGTCAAGTTTTGTTAATTCGGCAGTTTTATTAGTATCATTAGCATTATTAGCATTATTAGCATTATTAGCATCATTATCATCATTAGCATCATTAGCATCATTAGCATCATTAGCCTCATAGTCCTCATTTTTTTCATATTCACATATATATTCTAAACTCGAATTAATTTTGATTAAATTTCTTGTAATAACATTATTATGCTTTTCTGGATTATATAGGACTGTTTTGTCATTTTTATAAATAATAAATGGTTTAAACTTGTCTCTATCTATAAGGTGTATTATTAATAGACCGTCACTTGTTAATAATAACGAACAATTATCGAAAAAGGTGTCTTTATCTTTAATATAATATATAGTTTTATTTAGACATACTATATGTGTAAATGAACTATAATCATATAAATTATTATTGAGTATATCTCCAACATTAAAATTACAATCTGGATATTTGGATTTTGCTGCTGCTATCATTGTTTTAGATTTATCAATACCAACAACATCATATTTCATTTTATCTAATAAACTTACGTGATAGCCTGTTCCACATCCTATATCTAAAAATTTAACAAATTTTTTGTTTTTAGCATAATTTAGAATTATTTTTAATTGAGCAACATCCCGCTCTTTATTTTCGTGAATGTTATCATAATATTTAGAATAAAACAAATCAAAAACTTCGCTGTCTATTTTGCTTTCAAATCTTTTTCCTGATGTCATATCATCATAGTTTTCATAAGTAATATGTTTATAATTTACTAAATGAACAGCTATGATTATTAAAAGTATTATAAATAATTTGTGCAATAATGGCAACTTAGCAAAATCTTTATAGGCTTTATAAATAAACTTCATTATTATTAATTGTTAATATTATATTATTAATATTATATTATTAACTATTATTACATAAATTTTTTATAATTAAACATTTTTTTATAATATAAAAATTTATGTATTATATTAAAATTTTTTATGTATTTCATTAGTATTAAATAGTATTGCTAGTTATGGAATCATCTTATATAAATGATGATAGACAATCATTTAAGAACATAACTTTTTCAAAGTTTCAAAAATCAAAAGCTCGACTAGAGCTAATTAAAAATTTATATGATGAAAAAATCGAAAATGCGTGTTATTGGAGTGCAGAATTCATATGTGCAGGACATTTTTTGGATTTATGGGATGTTATTTTATATTATTCTTACAAATATATACATAATGGTAATCCAAAATTAACATTATATTTAAATATGCGTTATAACAATTTTGTAGCTATTTTAAACAATGGTTATAGCGACAATATTATAAAAATGAGAAACAATGACAAAATTCGTAAATTATTTTGCGAGCTAATATGTGTGCTATGTTATTCACATAAAAAGAATGTTATATGCGACGTAAATTTAGACAAAAATAATTCATTTGAACTATCTTCTATGAGTGAAAAATTCAAAGCCCCGAATGTAACTTATACAGAAGTTATATTAAAACACGACGACCCAAAAGAACTAATTATACCAATAAACGAAATGGTTTATAATTTAATAAGTAAAAACATTATTCAAGTTTGTTATTGGTATGAGTGGCTAATAGAATATGAAAATATATGCACTAAAAAGAAGAGAAAATGTATTTGCGAAAATAGAGCGTTTGCTCCTCACGGACATACACACGACTTAATATGGATTGTATGGGACATACTATTTTATTATAGCGACCCGTCAATAACAGATAAAAAATATAATATTAGCACTAGCAATAGCACTAGCATTAGCACAAGCATTAGCAACACTAGCACAAGCATATTAAAACATAAAATAATACAAAATCTCTTTGATTTATTTGTAATTAAATACAATAATAGCGTTAAAAAAAAACGAAAATATATAATATATTTCGCATTTACTTTATTAATTGAAGAATTGAATTATTCAATCAATATTATTGAAAACCAAGAAGCAGTCCAAGTTATTGTTTCAAAAATAAACTCGGTTTATAAAGATATTAAAAAAAACGAGGAAATTCCAAATACAGATTATTTATTTAATAATCTAAATAAATCCAATTTGGAAAAATCTATAGAAAAAATGGACTTGTTTAATGAATTATGCTAATTAGATTAGGCTTTATAAGTATATACGTGTAAAAAATATGCTCGCGAACCAACGTCTAATGGTTTAACTGGTACAATATGTTTAGAACTACTAATAAGACGTATAATCTTAGCACGGCTGATTTTTAAATCTCTATGTAGCGTTCTTAACGAGAGATTTTTTCCATTATGCATTTTAAGATAATCTTCTACAATAGCACACGTTAACATTTATATATTAGTGTATGTAAATAATACTATTTTAATCTTTAAATGAGTTTAAAATAATAATATAGAAAAATAAAAACCCACATTTTATATAATGTTTATATATATAAAATGTCTGAAGGGCGTTTGTCGCCTGTGTCACCTCTGCCACCTGGATATAAGGCAAGAGCAATAGTAACAGATGCGGAGCGCGAAGCGACTATTGAAGAACTTGCAAGGAAGCGTAAACTTTCTGGTCTGCCTCCTTTGATTCCGATAACTGACACACAAGAACATACACCCATAAGTGTAGAACCGTCCCGTTACAGTCCCGATATTTTTTTCCGAGATGCTGAAGTAGCAACGAATTATAGAAAAAGATTAAAAGGAGAAGATTCTCCTATTACATATGGTTTTGGAAAATCAATAAATAATATAGAAGTAGCACAGAGTGAATTAGTAGATGCATTAGTAAATGCATTTGTATTACATATGTCTGCTAAACAGGCTTGGACAATAGGAGACACAGAGGAACTTCTTAAAACAAGATTAGATTTAGATGATTCTAAGAAAACCCTAAGAGATGTTTTTAATAATGTAAATAAGTTTTTAACACTAAAAACAGATCCGAATTTAGTATTTATAGAAATACATAAAGCATTACATGCTCCAGAAATTCCCAATGAAGATCAAGCTAGTGTTAGTAATGGCGGTAGAGATGATGTATATACTATTATTTATAACATAGTTAAAAGAAAAATTGATAGTGACAGTTTATTGGTATCTGAGGACATTAATAAAAAATTTGACTATCAACATAAAGGTGGAAAAAAACATAAAACACATAGAGCAAAAAGAACACATAGAGCAAAAAGAACCCATAGAAAAAAACATAGAACACATAGAAAAAAACATAAAAAAACTCGTAAAAACTAATTAGCTTCTATAATAAAACATAATTTTGTAGCCTTTTGTAAAGTTATAGAGTTCTGGTTCATATTTAGGGTCTTCTTCAAACTCCCAATCTTTATCAACATTTATCATTTTTTTCCAATCAAAACGCGATAATTTTGATAAACTGCTACCATCAAATTTATATTCTAGACCATTAACTGTTAATACACTAACAAAATGGCTATTTGCTTCGGGGTCAAAATGGTCTTTATTTGTTATAATTATAGAGTCTAACACATATTTATAACTAATAGACTGCGCGCTTTTTAAAGTAATAACATTATTAAATGTAGTTCCACTTTTAAAATCTTCTAATATAATAATATCTGGTATAATTGGTATATTTGGCATAACGTTAGTGTCTAGTATAACATTAGTATTTGATGCCAAAAATTTGCTCTGAAGAACATCATCAATAGCAACTACTTTAGTTATTGAATGTTTAAATAATTTTAATGTATTATATTTCAAATATTTTAGGATTGTTTCATAATACGTAAGAGGATTTCCGGGGTCTTCAATATTAGGTATATCATATATTTTATTACTATTATTAATCAATAAGTCGGGATTTATAGAATTAGTAGGTTTATTTATAATTGCATATATGTGATAAACAAAGTAATTTGTATTTAATTTATTTGTTAAAGAATTTATTTTATCAAATAGTATATTGGATTTCGTGGTTTGATTATACGAGGCCTCAATAAATAAATTTAATATAAAAAATATTTTAGCGAATTTTTCAGGTATTAAAGTCGAGTCAATTTTTTTACCTGTAATCATTAACTCTCTGAAAAATCTGAAAAATTTCCTGCCTTTATCGCTGAAGAAAAATGTGACAAACATTGTATTGAACCAACAATTAGATAAAAACTGAACAGGTGGTATAAATCTTGTTACATCTAAATGTTTAGATGCCTTTAGATTATGTAATAATGCAGACTGAACCTTTTTATCGTTATATGCAAGGCAAGTGTTGTTTATATTTATATGTAATAGGCTATCGCACAATTTGATAGACATTTGAGGAAGTGTTTTTAATGAGCGAATTACCAATTTATTATTTATTGAAGGAGAATACGAGCGCCTTTTACTTACTACTTTAGGTGTAGAACTCTTATTTGTTGTATAACTTTTTCTTGCTGTCGAACTTTTTCTTGCCGTCGAACTTTTTCTTGCCAATGGTTTAAATATTTTTTCTGCTTTAACATCATAATTATTTAATATAGGTTTAGTTTTATTAGCAATAACATTTTCAATACCTTTTTTATCTGCATTTTTTCTAGAAGGTTTCTTTTTATTATTTTTATTATTTTTATTCTTTTTATGCTTTATATGCTTTGCTTTCTTCTTTGTATTATGTTTTATATGCTTTGCTTTCTTCTTTGTATTATGTTTTATATGCTTTGCTTTCTTCTTTGTATTATGCTTTGCTTTCTTCTTTGTATTATTTTGCTTTATTTGCTTTTTCTGCTTTTTATGTATGCTTTTTTTCAGTTTGCTTATACTTTTTTTGTTTTTTTTGTTCATATTATTTTGTTTATTATAATAAATAAATAAAATAATATTATATAAAATAATATATAATGGAAAAAGCAAGGACTAATTTCTCATCTACATTACAAAATTTATCTCAAACACCATTAAAAAATATGATGAGTGACAATTCATTATATAATCAAGAAGTTTCGACAGGTTCAAGAATGAAATATTTAAAGTCTTTTGTGTTTTGGTTTGTAATTATTATATTATTATCACTTTATGGATTTAATATTTTTAAATATTTAGCACAAGGCACAGATATTATAACGGCACTAATATCGCCATTTACTTATATAATAGCACTATTAACAGGAAGCACTGTTAAAACAACAATACAAAATATATCACAAGGAGGACAAACGCTAATAGCAGAACTCACTAATTTTTTTGGAGCACTAATAAATTTTTTCTCACAGTTTTTTAGCGGTTCTCTAAAAGTAGCAGAAAAATCATCTGTGTCGGCAATAGATGAATTACAGTCAAATATAGTTAAAGATAAAACAAACTCACTAGAAAGCAAAAAGTCAAAACAGGTTGTACAAGAACCAGAACCAGATGACACAACTGACGCAGATGCTAAAGAAAGCACATTATTAAAAGCTGAGCGCAGACTTGCAGAACGCAGTCGTGAAGTATCTAATGAAGTTAAAAATAGCATAGACAAAAAGGAAAAAACAGATCCAGCTCCATTACAAACGAGCTCACAAGAGCACGGATATTGCTATATTGGAAAATATAATAATGTAAGAAATTGTGCTAAAGTTTCTTCAAAAAATAAATGTATGTCGGGGGACATATTTCCAACAATGGAGTTATGTATTAACCCTAATTTAAGAAATTAAGAATAGCGTTTTTTCATTGTTAGCACAGGCTTATAGCTTCTTCTTCCTCTTCTTCCTTTGCGACGACTGTGATTTATTGGTGTTTTGGAAACATATTTACTTAAAAATTGTAAAAAATTGTTGGCTTTTCGTTCTTGGTTATAGTGCGCAGCAAATCTATTATTTTTAATAACAAATAAGCTCGGAAACCCTTCAACATTATTATTAATTAATGGATTTTTAATAGATGATAATATAGAAGAGTCGATTTCTAAAATAGAAGCCTTCATTTTTTTTTCTTTAACACTAGAAACGAATTTTTTCCACTCAGTCTGCATATTTACGCAATGAGGACAAGTTTTACTAAAAGCTCCTACAAAGGTTGTCCCGTTTCTTAATACTTTATCCAGTTTTTTATTATTTACACTAGCGCTAGTGTCGAATTTAATATGAGCCATTATATATATATTAATATATTTAAATAATTTTATTAAATATATTATTGTATATATTATTATATACAATAATAGTAATATGGCAATAATAGATTTTCTTAAAGAGTATGCGAAAGTTCGAAAACAAGATAGAGTAAATAAACTAATGCTAATATTTACTTTTGCTTTTTTTATGTTGGGATTATATTATTACTCAAACTCTTATAAATATTACGAACAAATGGAAAATAATACTACTAAGCCAGTTACACACTCAAATGTTAGATGTCCAAATATGTTGATTGAAAAAGACGGGGGTTATTATTTATATAATTCAAAATTAGCAATTGTTCCAGGGGTAAATCCAATAAAATTTAATAGTTTAGAAGAATATAGTGAATTTATAGAATGGCAAAATAGTCAAAACATACATTGCCCAATATTATACTTACAATATTCTACAGACGCGCAAAATAACGAATTAATACAAGTTAAGCCGTCTATCTTTGAAAATCAAGGAGGACTACCCTCTATACAACGTGATCCTTTAAATAAGGATAGCACAGAATTCATTGAAAGCAACAAAATTTTAGACGCTACACGGGATAATAATAAAAAATTTAACACAAATATGTTAGCGGGGTTTGATAGAGACAACCAAACAATAGGTTTAGAAACACCTTTAGATACTATGTTTTATCAACGTGGAGAGGTGAGTGTAAATCCTATGGACCCAAAATGGGGAGGAAAAGAATATACGCAAACTGCGGTTGATAATGGCGAATTTAAAGAACGCTATGTTGTTAAAAACCCTATACCAAAGTAAATATTTAGTATTAATATATTTATTTATTTATTTATTTATTTATTTATTTATTTATTTATTTATTTATTTATTTATTTATTTATTTATTTATTTATTTATTTATATATATATTATTATAATATATTTTTATATATTATAACAATAATGCCTACAAAAAAAGAAGGATTGTTACGTGGAATATTAAGAAAAATGACTTCAAGAATGTCACGTAGTAGACGCGTGCAACCAAGTTCAATGCTACCAACTGGAATAATAGAGGAAGAATTGTCACAACGAACTAGAAGACAATCTAGAAGACAATCTAGAGGACAATCTAGAGCAAAAACTCCTGCTCAAAGAGAAGCTGAAAGAAAGGAAAAAGCAGCTGAAAGAGCGGAAATGACAAGGATCAGAGCTAGGATCAGAGCTAGTAGACCCAAAGTACCGAGTCCTGAAGCTCAAGAAGTCATAAGGCAACACCATGAGGTCCTTGCAACTATTGCTCATTATTCTAAGGAGATGGAAAGACTAAAAACAGAATCAAATGCTATGGCCTTAGAAGCTATGGAAGAGGTTGAGGAAGCAAAGGCAATGCTTGATAAAATAAAAGAAAAAAAAGGAGGTAAAAAATCTAGAACACATAGAAAACCTAAGAGAGCTAGAAAATAAAAAACACTAATATATTAGCATATTATATTATATTATATTATATTATATTATATTATATAATATGCCTCATCGCTATTCATCTGAAAGAAGAATAAATAAAGCGAAGACGAAAAAAAGAAAATCTAGAAAACAAAAAAAAGTAAGAAGTTCTAGAAAAATGAGAAAATCTAGAAAAAATAAATATTATTCACAAAATCAAGAAGGAGGCTGGTCACCGTTTAGTGGATTCCCGTTTAGTAGATTACCGTTTAGTAGTTCCCGTAAGATTGGTAGTGTACATCCTCATACACGTTCTGAAACTTCTGTTAGTCATACACCTTCTGTTACTCCTATAACTAGTAGTACTTACCGTCCTTATCAATATTCTGAACTAGAACATACTCAATCTCTAACACAAAATATTATTTATTCTGATGAAGAGCTTAAACAAATTTTAAAAAAAAAGAGAAAACAAGATATTATTGACACTATAGAACAAATAAAGTTTCATAGAAAAATTATACGGCCATTATTACTAACTGAAGATAACCATTTTCAAGAACAACTACAAGCTGATGAACTATACAAATCCTATCAATATTACACAGGTAGTGATTATCCACAAATAGATTTTGCTATAAAAAAAGAACATAATGGCAAAGAACTAACTCCCCAAGAACATCTTGACCTCCTAAACAAAGAATTCGATATGGATTATGCTATAAATAAGGAGTATAATGGCGAAATTATAAACGACCAAAGATATCTTGAGCTCCTAGATACAGAATTGCAAAATACTTTGCAATACCGTATTTTGTTACAAAACTTTGCGAGAGAAAATAGGATAAGACAACAGTTTGAAGGAGTATATAAAGAATCAATTTCAATATATACTGATAGTATTTTATACTATAGGCATAAAATATCTAGTGTAAGAAGAGAAATACAAATTTTATTGCAATTATTGAAAGCTAATAAACCTTTAAAGGACGAAAATTTTGGCCTCTTTCAACAATATATGCTGAATTATGCTGGTTTATTACCAATCACACTATCAAACACATTTGAGTATAAAGAATTCGAACATAGAGACCTGGCTCAAGAATTAATTAGTACACAAACAGATTTAGAGAAATTAAAGAGACTAATAGATTCTTTCAATACCGCCACCGCCACCTAAATAACATTACAAATTATTTATAATACTTGTAATAGAGGTTGATAATGCACTATATTTTTTACATCTTATACAATTTTCGTCGGTTTCGTCATCTAATACACCTTCAATATTAATAGAATTAATAGATTTCTTATCGTTTAACATTGACATCATACATTTAGCACATTCTAAGTCGCATATTTTCTTAGTATTTGTAAGTATTTTCTTTGTTTCAGCCTTACCTTCAGGACCTCCCAGTTCTAAGCTTAATCCTTTAAGCTTATTATCTATCATTCTAAATATGTCGTCGCCTGCTTTCTTATTATAATCGCTTCCGTTTAACCCCTCTTTAAATCCTTCTTTAAATCCTCCACCTCCTTTAATATTCATAGTGCTAAAATTTTCTTTAGTAGTTGCATTAGAATTCTTATTTGTTAAACCCCTAAATGATAATTTTTGCGCAGTTTTATATTTATATTTGAAACTTAGAGAGAATATAACAAATATTAATATTACTAGTAGTAAGTATGTTATAAAAGTATAATTGTTACTCATAATTAATATATTATAATATTTTATAATTTATATTATAATTTACTAAGTTACTTATTTTTATATTTTAAAAAATGCTAAAGTATTTATTAAATTTATTTAAAAATAAATTACTAATACTTATAATATGATTAATTTTACTAGAATGAAACATAGCACCATTATTTATGACCCCTTAACAAAAATGACACTAATCGATAATTCTCTCATAAAAGCTTTAGAAATAGCACAGACTAGAAAAATGAGAATCAAAAAAAACAAAGAACTAGCAACAGCAGAATTAGCAACAGCAGAATTAGCAACAGCAGAAAAACAAAAATCATTTGAAATGAGTGAAAGTCACGAATCCAAACCATTTTTCAAAAAATAAGTAATAAAGTAATAAAGTAATAAAGTAATAAAGTAATAAAGCAATAAAGCAATAAAGAGTAAATAAAATTGAAATATTAACATTCACATTATTATTATTAATATTAACATTAATAATAATATGGCAATTAACAGCGACCTTTCTATGATTGTTAAGATACATCTTTATACATTGAAATACGATGAAAAGAATGAGGGATTGAGAGATAAAACGTATTCCGAATTAATAAAAGAACACGGTCATGGAAAGATTAAATGCTCTTGTATGAATAGGATATATGACATTAGCTCGCAATTTGTTAAAAGCCACTTTGAATCACAAAAACATAAAAAATGGCTTGCTGAAAGTCAAAAAGATTACATCACGCAGTTTGGACATTGTTGCTCTCAGCAAGATATTATTAACTTACTTAATAAAGAATTAAGAGAGCTAAAATGCAATATTACTCATTTAACAAACAAAAATAAGGCCTTGGCGCAAGATAATATTAAACTAGAAGCTGTAAATAGAAGACTACACGAAGAAATTAAAGTTAGTAAAGAGTTAAGTTCAGAAGGCGAAGGAGAAGGCGAAAACGAAATATTTATGGAGTGCAATTTTTAATGCCTTAGTTGTTTAACTCTTTAAAATCTTTATAGCTTATTTTTTTTTCAGCCTTAGAAAATGGAGGCTTAGATTTGCTAGATTTACTAGATTTGCTAGATTCCGTTTTTAAAGCACTGTCAATATACATTTCTTTTAAGTAAGTTCCTACTAAATAAGAACCTTCGTGCTGGTCTAGCTCGCCGTCTTCTATTTTTTTTAATATTCCTAAAAATCTCTCTAATATAGCTAAATCTAACTTATCATTTAAAATTTTATTGTATAAATCAGTATAATTATTAAATAAATAACTGCACTGTTTTACACAAATAGCGTCAAACTCAACAGGATTAGACTTTCTCAATCTTTCATATTTTTGCTTTAAAAATACTAAATGTTTTACATCATTGCTAATGACAATACTTTGCTTTTTTGAACGGATCTCTTGCGTACAATCATCGGTTTTATTTGCTTTAATTAAGGCAGCTAAGTCTATGCGTTGTTGTTCGCCTAATATAGCATTAACATCTTTATTTAAAATAACCATAATTTATATAAATAAATTATAATATAATTTTTATAATATAATTTTTATAATATAATTTTTATAATATAATTTTTATAATATAATTTTTATAATATAATTTATTTATATAATAATAATATTTATGGCCTTAAAATTTAGAAAGAAAAATAAAAAATATTATAAAATAATAATTACTATTCTTATATGCCTATTATTAGGATTTTTATATTTAGGAAACTACAACTTGAGAGAAAGTCTCGAAAATAATGATATAAGTGGAAATAATATAGATGGAACCGATATAAGCGGAAATAGCGAGGCAGCAATTTATCGAGCAAATAGAGCAAATAGAGCTAAACAAGCTAATATAGCTATGTCAGCTACAGGTGGTAATAATGGTAGCGATGGATACAATGCACAAATGCAAGCCTTTAGTCTTGTTCAAAATTTAGAAGGTAATAATAGCTTTCCAAATGAGTAATAATAAATAATATATTAAAATTACTTAAAAAATTAGTAATAAAACAAATTTATTATTAATTATTATTATAATTATAATATAATTAATAATAATTATGGGATTAAGCGATACAGGTAAAGCATTTTTAATAGTTATAATTTTCGGTTTAATTCAATTATCAATTACATTAAGTATAGGATTAGCACAACTGAAAAACAATTGGAATAAATACAGATGTAATCCTCTTGTAATTCCTTTAGCTCGCCTAGTAGATGAAGACCCTATAGAAACATTTAGAACTTGCACAAAAGAAATTCAATGGGACTTTATGAAAACTATTTTAAAACCAATATATAATTCATTTTCTTACTTTTTAGATAGTGGCAACTTATTTGTTGGAATTTTAGAGTCTTTAAAAACTGGCCTAGTTGTTCAACACGGTTCCACCCTAAATGTAATGGGCGATTTAGGTAAGCGGTTTAATATTTTGCTAGTGGAATTAAGCAGGGCATTTATTACTGTAGCAGATTTGTTTGGTAAAGTATCTTCAATGGTTACAGTAATATTTTATTTAATAAATACGAGTGTTACACTTGGCAAAGCTTTAAACGCAGATCTACCTGGAACGGCGATGAGAGTCTTGACATAATATTTATCTTAATACTAAGATAAGATTCATAATAATGCTAGCATTTAGTTTATTTAACATTAAACTAAAAACAAATATTATTTTTAGTATGCTATAATAATATGGATTCCACCACTAAAAGTAGTCTAGAGAAAAAAATAAGTGATTATTTTGAAAATGCTAGTTATAATGAAATTTATAGCAATGATGTATGGTTCACAATAATAATAATTCTTATTGTAGTTATAATAGTTATATATTTTTATATTAAATCAACTTTGGTAGCATATAGAAATTCTTGGCAAGAACACAAATGTAATCCGCTAATGATGCCCTTTGCTTCAATAATAAACAGCGACAAGGTTTATAATAATAACGACTTAGAATATATTGTTAATAATTTCACTGAATGTTTAAATATATTGAATGAAGAGGTTGCTGTAGATACCAAGAAACCTTTAAATTCAATATTAGGCTATATAAGTAATTTCTTTGATATATTGTATACCGCTTTTATAGGTGTTAAAAATTTTATAGTATATTTGTTTAGATTATTAATGTATTTTTTTAGATTAATCAATAATAGCATACAAAATATATTATTGCAATTGAGGCTATTTTTTATGAATATTAATGATTTTTTAGGAAAGATTTTGTCGGTGTTTACCGTAATCTACTATACATTAATATTGTTAATTAGGTCTTGGAAGCTAATGTTTTCTGTTCTTGTAATGGGTTGGCTTTTGGGATTAGTTATTCCAATATCAATGATGATGATAATATCTCTAATATTATTAATTATAACTATTATGAATTTTTCAGCTATAAATACTGTACCAATTATTGGACAAATTATTGCAGCGTTTCTTATTATATTAATTATTTTTTACGGAGGGGCTTTTCTTGTTTCTATAGTAGTATTTACAATAACTATGTTTATTTATGTACAATTTACCATATTTTTAGCTGAAATTATATAATTATAATTATAATAAAAAGTTTTTAAGTTTTTAAGTTTTTAAGTTTTTTAGTTTTTAAGTTTTATTATATTTATAATATAATAAATGGTTAATAATAGCAAAAAAAAATCAAGCATTTTTCCTGCTAGCACTACGAAAATGTTCTCTAAAAAACAAAAGTTTAATAAAAAACATAAAGTAAAGCTAACGCTAGCAAAAGTTTTTACTTTTATAATAATATTTGTTTTAATTTTTGATAAAGCTACTTTTTTATTAGTCACCTATTTATATAGTAAATTTGTGCTTAAAATATTTAAAAAGAAAGAAAACTACACTAATAATAACAATGCTTTAGTAAGCACTATTTTTGAACCTTCTAACAATACTATAGCATCATTATCACAGGTTTTTAAACATCCAGAATTAAATCTAAAATCATATACTAATGTTAAAATAGACCCTACAAAAGTATTATTTGAAGACAACAAATTTTTGCCCGAATGTTGCTTTTATAATAGCGAATATAGCACATCTAAAGGGTGTCCTTGTATAACAGGTGACCAACAAGATTATTTAAGCGCTCGAGGAACAAATAAATCACATATATCATTTATTCAAACTAATAATGATTATAAGAACAAATTTTTTTCACCAACACTAGCATTTCAAGGCACAGACGTTCCTTTTAAAACTAATGAGGAACATTTTATAATAGACTATGAACCACTAGCACCCGAAAAAAAAACCGAATTTGATAGTTTAATAAATAATTATTAGTCATTACTAATTATAATATAAATTATAAATATATTATTAATAATATATAAAAATTAAATACTATATATTATATACGCTATATACGCTATATGCACTATAGCAATATAATAATTTTATTGTTTTATGCAGGTTGTAATAATGCATTTTTATTAACACACGTTAATAAAATTTATTTTGCTAATACAAAACACGCTAATAGAAAAAGTAATTTATTATTAAGTAATAATAATAATACTAATAACGCTAGCGCTGATATATTTCCGTCATTTTATGAATTTTTAAGAACGCATTCTATTCAAAATATTAAAGATGACGAAGACGAAGACGAAGACGAAGTAGAAGATGTTGAAACTATTAAAGCAGATTTTTTAAATTTTAAAGCTAATTTAAACGAAACAATTGAAACAAGCGAAACTAATAGGCTAGGAAAAGATTTTTCTAATAAGTTAAACTCTAAACACTTAAAACTATTAACAGCTTTTTCAGCAATACAGTGGGCACGAACTTGGATTTACGAAATGGTTCATATTAATGAATTTTTCCCTACTTTTATGTATCAAGATATGTATAAAATGTGCGATTATGGTAGTGTAAATGTTTCAAAGCGCTATTTTTATATTGGCTATTATCCACCATTACTAGATCAAAGAAAAGGCCCATATTATATTGGTGCTTTTGAAATAAATCCACCAGAGCGAGAGTTTAGCGCACGCATTATTATACAAAATCCATATTATAGCGTAAATAATGACTATGCTAAAGAACATATTATAAATTATAAAAAAGAGTTGCAGGCATTATGCGTCGAGGCCACTGTATTTTTTAAGTATGCTAGTCTTAAAAATACGTCTTTTGAGAGATATTATTACTCTTGGCTTTATGAAGAATAACGAAAATTTATTTTATAACAAAATATTTTATTATATATATATAATAAAATATGCGAAATACAAAGAATAAGAGAAAGCATACTAGAAAACATACTAGAAAACATACTAGAAAACATACTAGAAAACATACTAGAAAACATACTAGAAAAGCTAAATCTAAGACTAAAGCTGGATATGTATCCGCTAGTGCCCAAGCAATGTTAGCATCAATTGAAGCCACTATAACGCATAATATTGCACAACTAAGACAATCGTTAGCTAACATAGTTCCGACCCTTACTTTGAAATCAAGACAATATAAAACTTTTATAAATAGTGTATCAACCTCTTATGAATATAACGTTAAGCATATTCCAATTGTCTTGCTAAGATTAATAGCTCAAATTCGCACTGTTTTAGAAAGAGTTAATCACTTGCTAAGATTCCACAATGAACCTGCGTTTTTAGAAGAAGAATTAGCAAGACACGGTTTTAATGACATAGTAACTTTTATAGACTTAACAATAACTAATATGGAGGATATAGAAGATAAAATGCAACGCCATACTCAAAGTGCGCTAGATGATTATAAAGGAGCACAGTTAGGTGTTGAAATACGACCTGCTATAAGAAATAACACTACTCGTAATACAGACGCTATTGTAAGACCTCCACGCACGACAAGAGCACGTGCTTTAACTAGAAGAACACGAAGCTTTTAATATAAACATTACATTGTTTTCTAGTATTTTCTGCTATATTTTCTACTATGTTTTCTGCTTCTTTTGTTTCCTTGTTTCCTTGTCCTTTTATTTCTTTGTTTTCTAGTTCTTTTTCTTAGTTTTCTTGGTCTTCTACCTTCAGCTAATCGTTCATAACCAGACCTCCTCCTAGCACTTGAAAGTATTCTAGATGAAAACTCACTTACTTGGTCTTTCAGATATATCATATTTCTTACTAATATACTTCTAAGTGCAGGTAATTTATAAATGTATACATCTTTTGCTAAATTTTTAAATGAGCGGTTATCTGGAACAAAGGAATGATACTTATAAATAGGTATGTGGAATCTTACAGGTAAATTTGGAATTGGCGCATTTAACGGATCCAATCTGGTTATTTCGTGTAATTGTGCTCTAGTAATACTTGTATAGTCATATGTATCACGAGTAAGTTCTAAAGTTCCGCCTGGTGGAAGTAAATATTCAAATTCAGAATATATAGTTGTAAGTTGTCCATAAAGAATTCCTGCATAATTAATTATAGAAATTCCATGCGTACCTATAGGTATTTCTATACAAATTATAGTATTATCTCCATTAGCTGGGTCAAAGGGATTTGTTGGATTTGCGTTATTTATAGGAGGAGGCGTACACCAAAAATCACATACTCGTAATAATATAGAGGTTGATGTAAATTGATTTAAATAAATGCGGGGTTTCATAACACCATTAGCATCTAGTAATGGAACAGCATCAGGATATTGTGGTAATTGTTGAAAACATCTGAATACATAGAATTTTTCTTGAGAGGGCGTGGTTTTCGTAAACGCACTTAATAAATTATAAATATAACTGTCAGTAACACTAACATTTCTCAGCATTTCGCTTTCATAATATTCTTTAATAGCATTAAATACTAGCTCACTATTACCTAACATATCTCTCACACCCTGATTCATCGCAGCATAATCATCATCACCAACAAATTTTTGTATTCCATTTATTATTTCAGCATTTTCATCAAAATTGTCACGTATTTGAGTCAATTCACCCACCCCTTTTGATGCAAAAAAACGAATAGCATCTCTCATTCGCTCTTCAATCGCAACATCAGCAATTTCAGTTATTTGAGGATTAACTAATCCAGCATAAAAGCGAGGTTCTTTAACTTTCAAATAATCATCGTATTTTTCATAAGGTCTATATTTCTTTAATTGTTTTAATTTTATGATTTCAAATTGCGGTAAAGGCATTATATATATATATAAAGGATTTAAATAAAAAACGAATAACTAAACTGTTTTTGAACTAACTTAAGTATACATTCCATATGGAATATCTTTTGTTGATGCTTTATTAATTAAATCATCAATAATCTGTCTTGTTAAAATACAAGGCCAACTAATCTTACTCTTAAGCTTAAATCCTTCACTATTTTCAAATAGATTTACATTAGGCTTCATTAATCTATATAAATTTAACTTTTTATAAATAATTTCTAAACAGCGCTTTAAATTGCGCACTCCATCTTCTTTTTCTGTAAAATCATTAATAATATATTCTAATAATTCGTCATTAAAGACAATAGTGTCGCTAGCAAATTTAATTTCCTCTCTAATTTTTGGCAATAAATAATCTTTTGCAATAACTAATTTATCTTTAGTTTTGTAACCCTTTGTTTCGATTTTATACATCCTATCTTTTAAAATAGGATTAACAGCACTCTCATCATTATAGCTAAAAATAAATAATGCTTTAGACATATCAATACTAATTTCCGAAAAATATTTGTCACTAAATTTAGAGTTTTGTGTGCTGTCTGTTAAATGTGTTAATACACCCGTAATTTCCTGCCCTTTAAACGAATCGCTCAATTTATCTAATTCATCAAATAAAATAATCGGATTCATACAACCGCATTGAATTAATATATCAATAATTTTTCCATGCTTACTGCCTTCGTATGTATAGTCAAAACCATCTATAAAACCCGAGTCACCACACCCACCTAGCGCAATAAGCGCAAAAGGCCTGTTTAAAATTCTGCTAATACCCTCTTTAATAAGTGTTGTTTTGCCAGTTCCTGGAGGCCCTTTAATAGCAATAGCACAACCAATTGCATTTGGATTTACTAACCATAGTCCAATCATTTGCATAATTTGTATTTTGGCATCTTCTAGTCCATAAGTAACACTGTCTAATATTTTTTTAGCATTTTCCATAAATTCGTGACATTGCTCAATACCATCGGCAAAAGTAATAGGCAAATTATTATACTTATTAAACGGAATTTTCAAAAACGAGTCAACCCACGACTTAATTTTATAATATTCACTGTTTCCACTTCCAGACATTAAGCGCATAATATTTATTTTTCTTAAAGCACACGCTTTATATTGGTCTGGAATATCAAGGTCAACCAAATGAAGCAAATAAGGTTTGCTAATTTTAGTTAAATCTTTGAGTTTTTCTAATTTAGCAATTGCTTCTAACTGCAAATTTTTAGATAAACAATTTTTGAAATATTCTGACTCTGCTTCCTCATTATTTAAAATCTTATCAAATGCCCGGTAATTTCTATTTGACACTTTTGGCGGAGCCGGAACTATATCATCTTTTTGAATAGGAATAGGAATAGTAGTATGTGTGTTTTTATTAAGTTTTTCTGTTTCCTTTTTGGTTCCTTCATCATCTTCGTCATCATCTTCGTCATCATCATCGTCAATATCGCCTTCTTGATAATATATAGGGTCATTAAGTTCTCTAGTTTCATTATTGAAAATATTGTTTTTTCCTTTTTTTAAATTTACAATAATATTAATATTTTTATTAGTATCAGATTTATTAAGGTTTTGAAAAAGCGTTTTAAACCCTTCTGATAATAAAGTTTTTTTGCCCTTGCCTTTGCCTCCTTCGTCTTCTTCTTCGTCTTCTTCGCCTTCGTCTTCGTCACTAGTATCTGAATTAATCATAACATTTTTCTTATAAAAATTTGTATGCTTTTTTTTTATAATTTTACTATTAAATAAATTATGCTTGTATAAATCGCTACTAGCATTCTCTAAATTTTGAAAATGCGTTTTTTTTGCTCGCTTGTGCATATTTTCGTTTGCTTCATTTGTTTCATTTGCTTCCTTAATATATTTATTTTTACTATAACGTGAAGGATATAGTTGGTGCAAAAATTTATAATAATCACGTTTATTAAAACCATTATCTGAGCCATTATCTGAGCCATTATCTGAGCCATTATCCGAACTATTATCAAAATACTCAAAATCTGAACCACTGCTAATTGAACTTATATCAGAATTACTGTTATCATATACATAGTTCATTTTTGGAATACTAGCAGTCACAGTTCTAGTGCAATATTTATGAGGCATAATAGTTCTATTATTAAATTATATTATATTTAATAACAAAAAATTCAATTTTTAAATTAATAAAAATTAAAAATTGAATAAATATTATTTAAATATTATTTAACTATTATAAAAGAATGACCGATTTTGAAAATAAGAAACCATCTAAAATCATTGGTATTCAGTTTAGTATTTTAAGCCCTTATGAAATTCAAAAAGGGTCGGTTGTCGAAATAACAAACAGGGATACTCATATAAACAATAAACCAGTATTAGGGGGACTTTTTGACCCTCGTATGGGTGTTTTAGATGCGGGTATGATATGCCCAACCGATGGTCTTGATTATGTTCAATCGCCTGGTTATTTTGGACATATTAACTTATCAAGACCGGTATATTATATTCAATATTTATCAACAATTATGAAAATATGCAGATGCATTTGTATTAAGTGCTCTAAGCTATTAATTGATAAAGAAAAATATAATTATTTGCTAGAATTAAATGCGGACGTTCGTTGGACAAAAGTATTTGCATTAGCAAGTAAGAAGCATAGATGTGGTGAAGATTCGAATAATGGTTGCGGATGCTTACAGCCTAAACTTAGGAAAGAAGGTTTAGCAACAATTATTGCCGAATGGAATGATAAAGAAGAGGAATTTAATAATTACGATTTTAAGAAAGAAGACTCTAAAATGGCGATGAAAATTATTCCAGAAATTATGCTTAAAATTTTTAAGAAAATTTCGGACGAAGACGTGCAATTTATGGGGTTTAGTCCAATCTGGTCGCGACCAGAATGGATGATTTGTCAAGTGCTTGCTGTCCCACCTCCACAAGTGCGACCATCAATTAAACACGATGCGCAACAGCGGAGCGAAGACGATTTAACACATATTATTATTAATATTGTTAAAGCAAATAAAATGTTGCAGGAAAAAATCGAGCAAAAATCGGGGTCTAATGTTATCGATGATTGGACAACAGTATTACAATATTATATTGCTACTCTTGTTGATAATAAGATTCCAGGTGTTGCAGCAGTTGCTCAGCGGTCTGGTCGTCCATTAAAAGCGATTAAAGAGCGTTTAAACGGTAAGAGTGGCAGAGTGCGAGGAAATTTAATGGGAAAGCGCGTAGATTATAGCGCACGTTCAGTTATTACACCTGATCCTAATTTATCAATTAATGAATTAGGCGTTCCGCTAAAAATTGCAAAAAATTTGACAAAACCGATTATTGTTAATGAGCAAAATAGGAATTATTTGCGCAAGTTAATTTTAAACGGTCCAGACGTTCATCCAGGTGCAAAAATCTATGAGCGGAAAAACGGAGATTGTATTAGTTTGCGTTATGTCGATCGCGAATCAATCAATCTTGAAATTGGCGACATTGTGCATCGCCATATTTTAGACGGTGATGCGGTGCTTTTCAATAGACAGCCAACTCTCCATAGAATGTCTATGATGTGCCATATTGCAAAAGTAATGATGCGGGGCGACACATTTAGAATGAATGTTGCTGATACTAAACCATATAATGCCGATTTTGACGGTGATGAAATGAATTTACATATGCCACAAGACGATGAGTCGGAAATCGAACTCAAAACTTTGGCAGCGGTAAAATATCAAATTATTAGCCCGGCAAACAACAAATCAATTGTAGGCATTTTTCAAGATTCGCTATTAAGCAGTTATTTATTTACACGAGAAGCCATTAATTTCAATCCTCGAACTGCAATGAATATAATGGCGCATCTTAAAACGATTGATTTAACAAAAATCAATTTTGATAATCCTTTGCAAAGTAGCTTTGTGCTATTAAGTCAAATTATTCCAAATATTACATTAAAATATAAAACAAAGCAATTTAACGAAGCAAGCGAAGATTACAAAAATTCTAATAATGTATTAGAAATTAATAAAGGAGCTATTAAGCGGGGACATATTGAAAAGGGCATTCTTGGTGATACAACTCGCGGAATAATTCACAGAATTAATAACGACTATGGTGTTGATAGTGCGTGTGATTTTATCAATAATTTGCAAGACATTGTAACCGAATATATGAAAATTCACGGCTATAGTGTAGGAATTAGCGACCTTATTGCAGATAGAGAAACAAATGCCAAAATTAACGAAACAATCAATAAGAAGAAAATAGAGGTCAAGTCTTTAATTGACGAAACTCATTTAGGTATTTTTGAGAATAAAACAGGGCGCTCAAACGTCCAAGAATTTGAAACACGTATTAATAATATTTTAAATAAGGCCTCTTTTGAAGCCGGTAAATTAGGTCGCCAAAATCTTGACACGCATAATCGTTTTGTAACGATGGTAAATGCTGGGTCAAAAGGCAGTGACTTAAATATTTCACAAATGATTTCGTGCTTAGGACAGCAAAACGTAGATGGCAAACGTATTCCTTATGGATTTGAGGATAGAACATTACCGCATTATACTAAATACGATGATTCGCCTAATGCTCGTGGATTTGTAGAAAATTCGTTTATTAGCGGATTAAACCCAGACGAGCTATTCTTTCACGCTATGGGTGGTCGTGTTGGCTTGATTGATACTGCGTGCAAAACGAGCCAAACCGGCTATATTCAGCGCCGCCTAATTAAAGGGTTAGAAGACTTAATGGTACATTATGATATGACAGTACGTAACAATAAAAACAAGATTATCCAATTTAAATACGGAGATGACAGCTTTGACCCGGTTAGGGTTGAGTCGCAACAGGTGCCGTTTGTTAATATGTCTATTGAAGAAATTTACGGGCACTATCAAATGCCTAATGATTATTCTAAAGACTCCATATATGGAACATTATACACCAAGCAAGCTTATAGCAAGTTTAAAAAGCAAAAGTCCGAATTAGATAAAAAATGCAAATATTACATTGATTATATGCTACAAGCACGTGAAGATGTAATTGCTAAAATTTTCAATGGTATTTATAAACCGTCTGTAAATGTTCCTGTGTCATTTACGCATATAATTAACAATATTGCGGGAAATCAAGAGGAAAACGTGATTATTGATGTTACTCCGCTAGAAGTATTTGAAATGATTGAAACTAATTATGAGAATTTAAATAAGCTAAATTATTGTAAGCCAAACAAGCTATTTAAAGTCTTATACTTTTACTATTTGAGCCCCAAAGATTTATTAATGTATAAGCGCCTTACTCGTAAATCTATTGAACTTTTAATGACGGTTATTAATAACGCATATAAAAAATCGCTAATTGCACCTGGTGAAATGGTTGGTATGATTGCCGCCCAAAGCATCGGCGAACCTACAACACAATTAACGCTAAACACGTTTCATTTTGCCGGTGTAGCTTCAAAATCCAACGTAACACGTGGTGTTCCACGTATTGAGGAAATCTTGTCTTTAAGTGATAATCCTAAAAGTTTATCGTGCTCTATTTATTTAAATAAGCCCGAAAGTTATGACCAAAATAAAGTGAAAGAATATATTACAAAGATTGAAAATACTAAATTGCGGTCCTTGGTGGAGTCAATTGAGATTTGCTTTGACCCGGATGATATGAATTCTTTAATAGCAGACGACGTGACTATGATGAAAGAATACAATGAATTTGAAAAATTATTAGATGATTGTAATACTAGTTATGATGCAAATAAGGATAAGGAAAAATCGAAGTGGATTATTAGAATGTCTATGAATAGAACAGAAATGTTAGATAAAAATATTTCGATGGACGATATTCATTTTGGTTTAATGAATGGTTATAATAATTTGACGTGTATGTATACAGATTATAATTCTGATAAGCTAGTTTTTAGAATTAGGATTAATAGAAATCTTCAACTTTTAAAGAAAAAGAAGAACAAAAATGTTTTAGAGACGCTCGACCAAAGCGATGAGATTTATTTATTGAGAAATTTGCAAGACGAATTACTGGATAACCTGATTTTACGCGGTATTAAAAATATTAATAAGGTATCATTGCGAAAAATTACGGACAATTTTGAAGAAATTGATACAAAATACATTAAAAAAGATTTGTGGGTTTTAGATACTGTTGGCACTAATTTACTAGAAATCTTGGCGCTTGATTTTGTTGATAAAACGCGAACTGTTTCAAGTCATATTATTGAAATTTATAATGTATTAGGGATTGAGGCAGCACGCCAAAGCATATTTGATGAGTTTTCAGAGGTCATTGAATTTGATAGCACATATATTAATTATCGCCACTTAACAATTTTGGCAGATAGAATGACGTGTAACGATAAGATGGTTTCTATTTTTAGGCACGGCATTAATAATGATGATATTGGTGCAATTGCAAAGGCGTCATTTGAAGAGACACCGGAAATGTTTTTAAAAGCAGCAAAACACGGAGAACTTGATAATATGAAGGGTGTTTCTGCAAATATTATGTGCGGACAAGAGGGGTATTATGGGACAAGCAGTTTTAAGGTATTAATTGACAATGACTTTATTATGACTATTAAACCTAATAAAGATGTTGTTCCAGTGGACGAGAAGATGGATGAAAAGGTTTTAATGGACCAGCTAAATGCTGTTACTAGCAATGAGTGTAGCACTAATAATTTATTAATTGAGGCAACAGTTAATACAATGCAAAATGTTAATATTGGAAAGAGCGATGATTATGAGTTGGATTTTTAAGAATATTAACAAACAATTCTATTATTTTTGTTTTTTTTATTCTTTCTTTCTTTATTTTTACTTTTTCATTTCAACTTTTTCATTTCAACTTTTTTGACTTGTCTCACTTTATATTTTGTATTTGTTAATTTTGACAAATCATAATTTGTGATGTAATTTTCTAACGGATTAATAAATAATTTAAGCTCTTTCTTAAGCTTGCTATATAATTTATAATTTGGAGTATCTAATAAATCATTTTCAATATTAATTTTGATTGACTGCTTAGTAAAAAGCAGTTTATAATTATGTTCTTTTTTGCGCGAATATTTACTAGGAACTTTGAAGAAATAATATTCCTGATTCAGTTTATTTATATTACATATAATATAATTTTCATCGGTTATTGTTAAATCAATAGCGCTATTACATAAGAATATTATTGGTAAATTATATTCTTTTGCTAACATATAAATATCAATATAGGTTATATAATATGCGTCGCTATACATTAAGTCTTCAAAACTCAGCTCTTTATTAATAACTTTCTCGAGTATAGATTTCTTATTATTTTTCAATAAAATATAACATAATATTTCAAAATTTGCATCCTTGGTGTAAAGCTCGTATAATTTTTTCTTTATATCATTTATTGTCAAATTGCTATTTTGTATGCTATTATTGTGCTTAATAATAATTAATATTAATTGAAAAGAACATAGCTTATTGTTTAAATGAAAGCCTAATTCATATAATGGCTCTTTAAAATTAAGGCGCATACCCTCTCTAATTAAATTTTTATAAAACTCGCACTTATAACTAGGGTCGCTATTTTGCGCAATAAATTGCAGGTTTTGTGCTATTTCAGATGTGTCAATGCCAATGCTAATGCTAGTGTCTTGTGCTGGTGTAGCAGAGTCGTCTGTTTTAGTTATATTAGGAGCTTTGATTTGTGATTTTGCATCCATATCAGCATCTGTATCCGACTTATTTTTATCATAATATTCTTGAATTGTTTGTAATTTATCTTTTGTGGCAGCAATAATAATTTTTTCTTTTTTCAAATTTTTAAAATTCAAAATTTCTTTAGACTCTACAATACCTAGCGTATCAAACGTATTTTTTAAATTATTTTGACTAGTGCTACTTATTAAATCTTTCAAATATTCTTGCGTTAGTGTTGAATGAAATAGTAAAAGCTCGTTTTCTAAAATAGTGTATTCTACCGACCCATAATTATATGAAATGTTATTTTCGAAAATAAAATTTTTAAACTTATTATATCTTACAAATTCGTCAGATAAACGGCTATAATATATTTCCTCATTTTGTTCTCCATTTATTAAATTTTTCTTAGGTATAATCAAAGAGCATATGTCGTTTGACTTCATACAAAACGAGGTATTACACTCATCTGCATCAACACAAGAGCTTATTTTTTTTATAGAGGCCAATATATTTTTATCATACTTAGCAAATATTATATAATTCTCTCCAATTGTTTTCAGCAAATTGTAAATATTAGATATTTTATCTAAATAAAGCATAGAGTTAGCATTAATAATTTTAATAATGCTTGTTTTATAGAGGCTATGCTTATGCATTCCTAATATTTTTTTAAACGTATTCTTGAAGCTATTGTAAAATTGTGTTTCTAATTTTATATTATTAACAGTAGCGCTTCGTTCATTGTCTTGAGAGAGATTTGTTTGAATATTTTTATCAATATAAACATAGTTACTATCGTTAATTTCTTTAAGTTCATCGCTATTATTATTAAATTCGGGTTTACTCAATTGAATAAACTGGTTACCATTAGTAAGAATGCCAATAATCAAACTATCTTCTATAATTTTGTATAAGGGTTTGCACATAATTTTCTTGTTACTGGAAGAATAAACCTTTTCTAAAATATGTTTTGTAGAATTGTAATCATTATATTCGCTTTCCGTTATTTCGTCAATCATTTTATACGGAATAGTTTCATAAATGGACGATAATGCGGACGGATAACAAGGTATAAATCCGTGAATGGCGTTGTTATTAATTAATAGGCCTATAACTTTATTATTATAATCCATAATTTGATAATTAATTTCATATTTTAGCTGTGTTATGCTAGCGATTACATTATCTAAATGTATATTTGGCTTAAAATCGTAAAAGGCGGTATCGTTTTTTTTGGTATTGGTAGTTGTAGCTGTAGCTGTAGCTGTAGCTATAGAGCCGACACAATTAGAATTTATCGAATTTCTAATGCTATTTAAAATATTTTTGAAGCCTGCTAGCAGTTTATCTTCACTGCTCTTTGCAAAACTGAAGGTTTTTACAATATAATAGTCAATAGTATTATTTATTAAATAAATGGGTTCAAAATACTCGTTTTTTTGTATTAACAATAAGCATTTCTTTTTTAAATCTATAAATTCATTGCTATAACTTTGTTTAGGGCATATAATTTTAACATTATCAGTAGTGTCTTCGTTTGTAATATCTAAAATTATTAAATTTAATCCATTAGGAAACAGCAAATCATTGCTTTTGCATATTATATCCCATAAATATGTATAATCAATAAAACTAGAACTTTCCAAATAAGCTTTGAAATTTTCGAAACTATTTATGATTTTTTTAATAAAAGTTATGTGACTGGGGTCATCTAGTTTTTTGGTTGTTTTTGAGACAAGTTGCTTATATAAAATGCTTGACTTATATTTGTCTAATTTAATAGTGCTTACTAATTCACTAAAATTTTTAGAAATGAAAATATGCGGTAAATTGCCATTGTTGTATTTTATAAAGCTATCTATAGTAATGCTAGCAACAATTATTTTTTTCATAGCATTTATCGAAATAGACTTGGAATTATTTAAAACCAATGTTTCATATAAGTCAGCTATACACGCAATAAATGATTGCTTATTACTGTTTTCAACACCATAACGCAACAAACATTGCCGATTTGTTCTTAATAAATTGGGAGCTTGCTTAGTAACACAATCTAAATTATCAAAATGTAATATTTTTTGAATACTTAACGGTAAAAACCCAATTTTGCTTTTTTCTAACGGCGTTTTTTCGGGACCTTTAATATAGTTATAATAGTCTTTTTTGTTGTCATTAGTGCTATAGTCCAAATCTAAACATTTGCTGCGTCTTTGTTTTTGTTGTGATTTATTCCATAGCTTATTATTAAAACAGCAAGGTAAACAAAACCCATTTCTATTGTGTTTTTCATCTAAAAACCCAGGAACATGATCTATATAATTTCCTTTTTCGTCAATATGATATTTGCTATCTGTAAATTCCATAATATTACCATCATAAGTGCCGTTCTTATTCTTTTTTGTAATGACTTTTCCATAACGCTCGCTTTCTACTTCTGCGTGTGTTAAACTAATATTTTTTTCAAGGTCCCAATATCTTGGGCATATATAATAATATTTGTTACCTTCTTTTGTGCCATATTCGTAACTTTCTGTATATGAATCTCTATGATGAGTGTCTATATATGTTTTCTCTTCTTTTGTTAAAATAACTGGCTGTTTTTTAACATTTGCTGGGCACAATCTCGAATATTCAGTATAAAATTTATTTTTATCTGTTGTAAATAGCTTTGGTTCTTTATTAATTAGTCTTTTTAATATAGGATTGCTTTTTTCTGATACTTCTTTAAATTCGTCTTCGGCTAGTGTTTCTTTATATGCTTTATCTTCTTGTTGTTCGTCATGTGCGACTTCTTTTATTGTTTCTTTAGGATTAGGATTAGGATTAGGATTAGGATTAGTTGCTTGAATTTCTTCAGTTGCAATGTATTCATCTTTGTCTTCATTTTCTATGTTTTCTATGTCTTCATCTTTGTCTTCATCTGCATTTTCTATGTTTTCTTTTTCTTCTTTTTCTATGTTTTCATCATCAGCGTCGTCTTCGTCTTCATCTTCGTCTTCATCATCATCGTCATCGTCGTCATCGCCATCTTCGTCATCATCGTCTAGAAGTATATCCATTAAATCATTATGTGCGCTATAATCTTCGTCATCATCGTCGTCTTCATTTTCTAATAAATGAGTAATATTTTTATTGGTAGTGGCCTCTATATTTGTAAAAGTTTTTTCTTTAGTTTCATCTAAAGGCTGTGTTTTTTTACATAT